ATGAAACAACAAGAACAAATGCCACTGGCATACTCTGGCAAATACATAGATTACAAATCAAAGACTTATTTTTTAGCACCAGAAAAATCACAAGGTGGTTGTATGGGCTGTGACTTACTAGGTAGAGATTTATGTACTAAACAGTTAACAGACTACTGTAGACAAGGTTATATACTTAAGAAAGTAGAATTATGATTTTTATAAACAGATATTGGGAGGTACTTGTTGGGCATACTTATGATCCAAAGTACGCGGATAAATATGATACTACTATAAAACCAGAAGACTATACTTGGGAAGTCATAAGTAAAACAGAACCAGCTCCTCCAATAGAAGAAGATTTCAATCCTTGGACAGATAGAGAATACGCACTATAAACAATATTATTATGACAATATACGATTCAGAATTAGCAGAGATAATCAAAAGCCAAACTCCAGTAGAGATCAACGGTTTGCAGTATATAATAGAGCCTAACAGATCAGGTAGTTGTGATGGTTGTGCTTTCATAGGTAGTGGCAAATGTCCACAAAGAGCAGTAACTTATTGTTGCTCAAATGGTGGAAATATACTAGTAAAAGCAAACTAAACAAAGAATAATACGTTATTAGTAGAAACTAAGTTAAAAAAAGAATATGGAAGATAAAGTATTAGAAACAGTAGTTAATGGTATTACTTGGAATATGTTAAAAGACGTATTAGTTAAACCATTAGCACCTATTATGGTTACTAAGGAATTTACAGAACAAATTCCTAATGGTAAAGTAGATGAAAATGGGTTTAATGAGTATGATACTCAAACAGAAACTAAAGAAGTAGAATCTGATTGGGCTACTGGTATTGTGTTGAAAATCCCTACTAATATTACTGATCCACAATTTAAGGTTGGAGATACTATTGCTTATAACAAGAAATTTGCAATGTATTTTGATCTAGTAAAGGATACTCAATTAGTAAAACCTTACGACATTGTTGCCGTTAAGTAATATGTTTAATACATATTTTTAACCCAGCTGAAAGGCACTGAGAGCTCGACTTAGGTCGGGCTTTCTTTTTATATGTTAATTAACTGTTAACAAATGTTAAAAGCTATTAACTATTTTAACATGTAGCGTTTATAGAGACATGGAACAATTAATAGTATTAGGTCTCTGTTCTTTTATGATGTGGTTAGCCATATGGGGACTTAATGATAAAAATAAGAAATGATATGTTAAAATATAAAGTAATTAAAGATTTCGGATCAGCCAGAAAGGGCGATGTGTTAGTAAATAGTGTTGAAGATCCTCAAGTATTTACTATGGAATGTAGCAATGGTGATATCGAAGGAGATAACTATTCGTACAGATCAATGAGTATATCTGATGATATTGCAGATCTATATATAGAAGAGGGATACTTGGAAGAAGTGGAAGACAATAAATCTACTAAAGTAGTAGATCTAATAGATAATCTGGTAGATCAGTATGATAAGGATTACAAAGAAGTAATGGATAAATACTCAGAAGGTAAAGTACCACCTTGTGTTAAGCTAGAAGCTGAGACAGTGTACTATAACCTTACTAAAGTATTAAATAAAATTAAAGAGGAACTGATTAATGAATAAATTGGTTAAGACCGTATCTAGAACCGATTTATACAGAGAATTTCTAAATAGCCTTAATGGTATACTTAAGCTTACAGACAGGGAGTTAGAGTTGTTAACAACATTTATAGATATAGATGTCAATACACCAAAACTCCCTAATGTAAGGAAGAATGTAATAAGTACTGAGAATAGGAAATATATTAAACGTACTTTAGGTATTACTCCTGATAATCTTAGTAGATACATAGCTAAGTTCAAACAGCAAGGCATATTAAGGGTAGGTAAAGCAGATGATGAAGTAATGGTCAGTAAAGCTTTGATACCTGAAATAATCGGTGATAGAGTACAAATCACAATAATATTAAAAGTTAATAAAGATGAAGATGAGGTCATTCCTGCTTGAGGCAGGATCTATAATAGCGTGGAAGAAGTATCCTTATATTAAGAAGTTATGGAGTAAGATTAGAGGCAAACAGTTACCATTTAATATGTTTACTATAGTAACTAATAGGACAGAACTACTTACTTCAGATTATATGAAGGATATAGAGATATATGAACCGATACGCAAATATAGTAAACAAGAGCAATCTAAGATAAGTGTACTTGCGAGTGACACATTATATAGCAGTGATTGGGTAGATGTAGCAGCATTGATAAATATAATTAGACCTAATACGTTAAATGGTCCTATTACATTAGCTACATGTAAATACTATAAGAAGGTTGAATGGCATGAGAAATTAGACGAGTATATATACTAAACTAAGTAACAAGTATAACCTACCATATCAAGTAGTTGAAGTAATATGCAATAGCCCGTTCAAGTTTACTAACAAAGTAATAACAGAATTAGATCCTAAACCAGTGATGTTTGCTTACTTAGGAAAGTTCAAAATAAAGAAAAGATATGAAGAAGAAGCGAAAAATTGATATGTATGACCCACAGATATATCCTAGGAAGCTATGGGTAGCTGTAGGACCAGAAGAATTAGATGAACAATTTAAGTTCTACTTAACAGATAAATCTGGGGTAATAGAAAACATAGACGAAGAGTTTGAGCAAGAAGGTATAGCAATGAGTACATACTCAGTATGTAGAAAATCAGACGGATTGTATGGGTGTTTAGTATATGCTCCTAACTTAGAAGTAATTACAGACGATGCAATACCACATGAAGCAGTACATGTAGCTGACTATATGTATGAAGAATTAGGCGTACATGCTGTAGAGTCATACTCTCAAGGAAATGAAAATTATGCTTACTTAGTTGGTTGGGCTGCTGGTTGCATCAGTAAAACTATAATTAAAGAGAAACAGAATGATATCTGATCATATATTTCAATGCATGAAAGAAGATAGTAGTGATTACTATCCTACTTCAGGATATAGAATAATACCCGGAGTTAGAGAAGTGCCAATAGAGATAGCATATAAAACTCTTTACATATGTGATCTTATGCATAAATATATAAACACACCGGATATTAAAATACTTAATAAATTAAAAGAAATGACACACGAAGAAAGCAAAAATATGTGGGAACTGGAGAAAAAGAACTCTAGACCAGAACTATTCACTAAACCAATGAAAAAGTTATATGATGTAGTTGAGAAATGTATTGAAGATGATATTATCAGATATGATGATTTCACAAGCGATATGATTGATGAACTTACTACAGTAATGGTAGAGAATGGTAAGAAAGAAGAAGAAACTACATTAGATAGAGCAGAACAAATTGATCAGATTTGCAATAATTTAACTAAAAAGTATGAACAGAAATATAATACCAGAGAGTCTGGAGTAGGAGCTACAGACGTACACACAGATAGTGCAGAAGTACAAGACACTGAAGGACTATGTGAATCCGAATGTGCCTCTACAGAGAGCGCTGACGATAGTACAGAGATTGCATAAAGAAAAGTATTTAGGATATAAAATTGATTGAATTATGGTAAAGTATATAGCAACAAAGAGAGAAGGCGATGTAATAGTAGCGAACTTCGAAGAACAAAAAGTAAGCAAGGCTACATATGGCAGTGGATACGATTATAGTTATACAATAACTGAACCCGGTGAATGGATTGTAGATGGTGAAAAGTTATTTGATGTTAAAGAAGGAGACGTCGTACTTAAGATGTACTCTGTTACAGATAATTGGGAAGAAAAAGAATATATTAAGTTACATTCTCCTGAATTGAAGGACTACCATCGTAGAAGAGATGAACATAATAAACGACGTGAACTTGAGAAACCATGTAATGATTGCGTTTGTTGTGAAAAAGCTTAATGTATGGAAAAAATACTAATAAACAAACGAGGAGAAGCGTTATCATTTAACACTGAATCTAATTCTATTACTCCAATGATAGACGATACTTCATGTAGCCTATATTAGGCAGATAAAGATGGTCAAGTCATTACTAATAATGAAGTTATTGATGTTAAAAAGGGAGAATTTATACTATACTGCAGATTATGGTAGAAAGATAAATATATAACAAAAACAGTAATTATATCTGATCCTACAACTACTTATGATTTGAACGAATGGTATAAAGAACTAAATAAACAGGATAATGAAACTATTTGATATAGTCGGTGGTAAAGTTGTAATTCATTCTGATGCATTAGGTATCCCATGCTTTAAAAAGGTATGGGATGCTGATAAAGCAGATAAAGAACATGCTACTAAAGTAATTAGTTACATTGTACTTAAGAATAAATGGAATAGTCCTTATGTACTAAGTATGGATCCTGATAGCATCGAATCCAAGTTGAAAGAAGAACTATTCGATGATGTTAATTATGAATTATCTGCAGCAGAAGTAGCATGTGAAGAGCAGTTTAAAGAGTTCTGCAATACTCGTCTACTTAGGATGTTACAGAATATGAGACGTAAGCTTGACAGTTTCAGTGATTACTATGAAGAATCATTAGGTGAAGACTTGGATGAAAAGAAGATCGAGAAGTATTTAGCTGGATTTGAGAAGGTAAAAGGAGCTTATATTACTCTAGATTTCTTGGAGAAAGCAGTTAAAACAGAAGAACTTAGTACATCTAAAGTCAAAGGTGATTCTAAGGTTAATCCATATGAATTGACAAGATAATACATCAATTACAACTTAAATTAAACAACACGTTATAATAGATAAAATTAAACTAATATGAAAAAGCAGATTGATATTGTCATTGATATGACTAAAAGCAAAGAAGAGATTTGGGCACAGATTGATGAAGCATACAATACTTTGAGAGCATTGAATGTTAAGAAACCTAGTCTGTGGAAGAGAATCAAATCTTGGTTCTAAACCAAGCGACGATATGGGGTTACGTCGTTAAAGGAAGAACCCCAATATATATTGGGGTATAACGTAATTGGCAGCGTCGCCGGCTCTAACCCGGTATGATTTGTGTGGGTTCGAATCCTACTGCCCCAACTGATTAATTTTTTTATTATGTCGTATAGAGATATTGATCCCAAATTAGCAGGTATATATATATTCAAAAATAATATTAACAATAAGTGCTATGTAGGTCAAGGAGTATCGTTGAGGAAAAGAATAAAGCATCATTTCAGTAATATGAAAACTAAACGTTACGACTTACCTTTATATAGAGCTATTGAAAAATATGGTATTCATAACTTTACTATAGATATATTAGAATCATTTATCCCCGACGACAGTTTAACTTCTGAGGATTTAATTAGGAAATTGGATGATTTAGAAATAAAATATATTGATTTATATAAAGCTTATACAGAGGGATATAATTGTACTAAAGGAGGGGATTATGGAGTACTTGGTTTGAAGATGACTAAGGAACAGAAACAAAAGATTTCAGAAATATCTAAACAAAAAGCTCAAAACTATTATAAACCTGTCTATTTATACAATATAAAAGATAAATATACAATATATGCCATTAGTGTGACACACGCTTCTAACATTGTCCGTTTTCATAGATCTTGTATTATAAGATGCGCTAATGGAAAATACAATGAAACTCATGGGTATTTAGCAGCTTATTCAGAGGAAGAGTTAAAAGCAAAGATATCCTCTTATAAGAGGAAAAGTTTTAATAGTACAAAATATTAAGATATTGAAGTATGTCGCGCATACAACGTAAACACCTAAGTCACTAATTTATATAAGAAAGCTTATAAATTAACACAGCTCATAATGGTCCTAATCGTAAGTAGGCGAGTTAGCGGTTGCTTGGTATTGATTAAACCGCAGCATTGTGGGATGGAGAAGTGGCATCTCGTTAGCCTCATAAGCTAAAGAACGGCAGTTCGAATCTGTCTCCCGCAACATAATGAAGTTCAATGAAAGACAACGATAAGAGAATAATTACTAAAGAAGAAGATCCCAACATAATTGGAGATTGGATGTCTTATGATGAATACATCGTATGGAAAGAATTTATAGAGACATAGAGATAGAAATTTGAAGATTTTATATATGGTAGACTTCAGTAAATAGATCAAAAATAGTGATTTTTTAAAAGCCCAGCGCTATATTTAGCTACTGGGCATTATAGTATAAGGTAATGAGCAGTACGGAATTAGCTTACAATTTAGGATACAGAGTAGATAAAACTGGAAGATTGTTTTTAAATACAGTACCATTTGATAGAATTCTTTTTGTAAAGAAGAAAAAGAATGGAAGAAACTTATTAGGATTTCATTTAGCTAAGAGCAACAAGTTAGTATATTTATCTAAGTTACAAGCCTATCAAAAATATGGAGATAAGGCATTGCGTGAAAACTGTCTATATTTAGATGGCAATACTTTAAATTGTTCTTATGAAAATGTTTGTATAAAAACAGAATTAGATCAATATTTAGAGGATAATTCTAAAGTATATTGTAACTCCTGCCACAAAATTGTAGATATTGACGAAGCATATAGTAATACAAATCCTCATAGAATAAAGAAGTGTAAAAGTTGTTCAAAACAACAGCGTAAATGTAAGAGTTCGTATATGACGAAGTTCAAGGAAGATGGCTGCTGTATATGCGGAGAAACAGATGTAGCATGTTTAGACTTTCATCATATCGAAGATAAAAAGTATCAAGTATCTCATATGCTTACGCATAGTTATGATAAAATAAAAGAAGAGATAGACAAATGTGTTGTATTATGTGCTAATTGTCATAGAAAATTACACTATTATAATCTGACTATAGAAGAACTCAAAAATGGTTGATTTTGAAAAAAAAATATTAAATTCTGATAAATTTAGATAGCCTGCGTTAACATTTCTATCTACTGGAAGATACTGCCCATATCCTGAGTCTACTTCAGAATACTTTAAATACTGGGATGAATAGATGGATAGATGTAAGTATGGTTATACTGCTGATGATGGAGATTTCATTAGTGGGTATAACTATTTTTATTTAAACTTCTGTCCTATTCAAAGGATTATCTATACTACAATTACTAATCCAGACGGATCTACAACTACTAAGAAAACACGTGATTTGTAGTTCCCAGACTTCTATGACTATGACTATTACTTCTTCTTAGCAGTAGAAGATGCAGAAGAACAAAGTAAACACTTATGTGCACTGAAGAGTAGACGTAAGGGTTATTCATATAAGAATGCAGCAATGGCATGTCGTAACTACTATCTATTTGCAGGTAGTAAAACATATATCTATGCTAGTAATAAGCAATACTTAACAGAGGATGGTATTCTTACTAAAGCATGGGACTATATGGACTTTATAGATAAAAATACAGCTTGGGGTAAGAAGAGATCTGTTAATACTCAGATGCGTAAACGTGCCGGTTTCTTTACTAAAGATGAATACGGTAATGAGGTTGAGAGTGGGTATAAATCAGAAATCATTGGTGTTACTCTAAAAGATAATCCAGACGTAGTTCGTGGTAAAGCTGGTAAACTTATTATATTTGAAGAGGCTGGTTCCTTCTCAGAATTAGGTGCAGCATGGCAAATTGCTAGACCATCTGTAGAACAGGATGGTATTGCGTTTGGTACAATGATTGCATTTGGTACAGGTGGTGATGAAGATAGTCACTTTGAAACACTGAAAGATATGTTCTATAATCCAGATGGTTATAACTGTTTAGGATTTAAGAATATATGGGATGAAACTCCCTCTGATAAACTGTGTGGATTCTTTATTCCTCAGTATACTAATATGGACTTCCGTGATGAGAATGGTAAACGTGTTTACATGGATGATGATGGTAATACATTATATAAGAAGTCTGTAGAGTATATATTAGCTGAACGTAGGAAAGTAATAGAGAATGCTACTAACTCAGTAGCAGTAGACCGTTATGTAGCTGAACACTGTATAACACCACAAGAAGCTTGTTTGGAATTTGGAGGTAACATATTCCCTAAGAAAGAATTACAAGAACAATTAGCAAATATACGTATAAATAAACACTTAAGTAATCACAAATAGGTAGGAGATTTAATATGGGATGCTAATGGTTCTATCAAATGGGTACTGAAGAAAACAGGTGATATCACGCATTACCCATTGAAAAAAGATGATGATCCAACAGGATCTATAGTTATATGGGAACACCCTGTAAAGGATGCTCCTATTGGTTTATACATACTTGGAGTAGACCCATATGATCATGACTAGTCAGGTACTAATTCATTAGGCTCTACGTTCGTTTACAAGCGATTCTAGAGCTTTGAAAACTATTATGATATAATTGTTGCTGAATATACTGGACGCCCTACAACAGCCGAAGAATACTACGAGAACCTACGTAAACTAGCAGTTTACTATAATGGTAGAATAATGTATGAAAATGAACGTAAAGGTTTGTTCCCATACTTTACTGCTAAACATTGTGACTACTTACTTGCTGATCAACCTGATATTATATCTGATATTGTAGGTAATTCTAAAGTATAGAGGAAGAAAGGTTGTCATATGAACAAACAGATTAAGCAATGGGGAGAAGGCTTAATAAAAGACTGGTTAAATGACGAACAAGCTCCCGGTAAAAAGAACCTACATAACATACTATCAGAGCCGCTATTAGAAGAACTTATAAGCTATAATGATACAGGAAACTTCGATAGAGTCATGGCGTTGATGCAGGTAATGATTTATAGAGAACAACTCTATAATCTAAAGGTTAAAGAGAAGAAAAAAGAGAATAGAGATAGGGTACTATTTGATGGACCTATCTTTACTCAAGAGTGGTATCATGACGATGATATTACTAATGATAATATAGAAGCATATATGTTTTAACTATGAAAAATATCAATCAATTTCCTATACAGAAATTGCCAATGTCTAAGAAGACTCAAGACTGGAGAGAATCTTGTGTAGATTACATTATAGGTCACAGTCAAGGAGGTTCTAGGAATGGCAATACCAGAACTCGCAAGGAAGAGATGTAGACTTACTATGATCTTTACAATAGTATATACAATGAGAAAGATCTTAAGTATGTTACTAACCCATTTAAACAATAGGACGGTTTCCCTGCAATGGCTTAGGATTATAATATAATCAAGCCAAAGATAGACCTACTATTAAGTGAAGAAACCAAAAGACCTTTTAACTTTAAGGTAGTACGTACTAGTGAGATAGCAACTAGTGAGTTACAGGAAAAAGCTAAACAGATGTTGCTGGACTATATTCAGGCTACCATCATGAGTAAACTAGGACCTGAAGAATAGGCTAGATACCAAGAAGCTTTGCAATCTGGTGAAATTATGCCACCAGAACAGATACAGAAATACATGAGTAAAGACTATAAGGATATTGCAGAGATTACTGCATATCATAGTCTTATGTACTTAAAGAATAAACTCAACATTAATCATGAGTTCTTTAAAGGTTGGAAAGATGCATTAGTAGGTGGGGAAGAAATATACTATATAGGTATAGTAAATGGAGAACCGTGTCTAGAACGTATCAATCCTATTTACTTTGATTATGACACTGAAACATCAGACTTAGAGTTTATTCATGAAGCACAATGGTGTTGCTATGAAATGAATATGCCAGTAACTGAACTGTATGATAGACTGTATGATAAGATGACAGAGAAACAGTTGAATGAGTTACTTGATATGATGAGTGATAGTGCTAAGGGAGGTATTAATCCTGAAGTAAGAAAAACATCATTAGATTATCCGCATATTAAAACTCATACTATTAATGGTTTTAGCTCTAACCCATTTGATGGAAGTGGAGATAATATCAAAGTATATCATGTATGTTGGAAATCATTCAAGAAGATAGGGTTTGTTACTATAATTGATCCAGAAACAGGTATGCCTGAGACATATGAAGTAGATGAAACATACAAAGAAACAGGTATGGAAATATCTGTTGAATGGAAGTGGATCATTGAAACATGGGAAGGATATAGAGCTGGAGAAGATCTCTATATAGGCATAGAACCCGTTGAATATCAATATGTATCATCTGATAATCCTAATGCACAAAGATTGCCTTATACTGGAGTAATATATAATAATACTAACAGTAGACCAAGATCTTTAGTAAGTATGATGAAACCATTACAGTATATGTATATTGTACTCTGGTATCGTCTTGAACTTGCAATGGCTAGAGATAAGGGCAAGGTAGTAAATATGGATATTACTTAGATACCTAAATCTATGAACATAGATGTATCTAAATGGATGCATTATCTATCTGCACTTGGTGTTAACTTTATTAACCCATATGAAGAAGGTTGGGATATACCGGGTAGAGAAGGTGGTAAACCATCTCAATTCAACCAGATAACAGCATTAGATCTTACTATGGCTAATACTATCAACTAGTATATTATGCTCATGGATAAGATTGAATCTATGTTATCTGAAATATCTGGAGTAAGTAAACAACGTGAAGGTTCAATATCATCTAATGAGTTAGTAGGTAATGTAGAAAGATCAGTACAGCAATCAGCACTTATTACAGAACCTTGGTTCTGGACACATAATCAAGTGAAGAGGGAGTGTTTGAATATGCTGCTAAACACAGCTAAATGGGCTTGGAAAGATGGTAGTAAGACTCATCTTCAGTACATATTAGATGACGCTACTAGAGCATTCTTAACGCTATCAGATAACTTCCCATATGAAGACTTTGATATATTTGTAGATGATTCTACTAAGAATCAACAGAATATTGAGTTCCTTAGAAGTCTTATACAACCTGCTATGCAAAATGGTGCTAGTCTGCTTGATGTAGTAGAAATCTTTACTAATGATAATACTACGATGATTAGAAACAAACTTGAAGAGATTGAGCAGAAACGTATGGAACAGCAACAAGCTATGGAAGAGGCTCAAGCTCAGAGAGAACAACAGATGATTCAGATGCAGAATGAAGTTAAGGAAGAAGAGTTGATGATCAAGGAAGCAGAAATGGATCTTAAGAAATATGAAATAGATTCTAATAATGCAACTAAGATTACAGTAGCTCAACTTAATGCATATAGAGGTGCAGAAGATATGGATCAGAATAACAATGGAATTCCAGATCCAATGGAGATTGCAGCTCAAGCATTAGCAGAAAGAAAACAAGCATCTGAAGAAGCTTCTAAACAATTTGAATTCAATGCTAAGTTAAGAGAGCAGCAGATGAAGAAAGATATAGAAGAAAAGAAAGTAGCTTTAGAGAAATAGAAACTACAATTTCAGAAAGAACTATAGAAGATGAAAGATGACGCTGCTATGGAGCGTGAGAAACTAAAAGCAAAGACCGCGATTCGCAATAAAGTAGTGGGAGAGAAGTAATATGAAACTAATATATAATAATTTAATACCATTTAAAGGTTTTAAAGCAATTAATCTATTTGGTTTGTGTTTTGTACGCAAAGGTATGAAAATGTCTGAGAAAGATATTAATCATGAAAGTATACATACAGCTCAAATGAAAGAATTGTTATATATACCTTTCTATCTGATTTACTTTTGTGAATGGCTAGTAAGATTATTTATGAAGGGTAATGCTTATAGAAATATAAGCTTTGAAAAAGAAGCTTATAATAACGAAAAGGATTTAACATATTTAAATAGGAGGAAACATTATGGCATGTGGAGGTAAAAAGTCAGGCTCTAAAAAGGGCAAAGGTGGAAAGAAATAATTGAAAGATTATGGATAGAGAAGCATTTAAATAGAGAATGCAGAGCTTAAAGTCTTACCGGGAGCAAAATCCCGGTAAAGGCTACTGGGACTTTAAATCATATGAAGAGGGTGGCGAAGTACCTCCAACTAACAAACCTACTATAATTGAACCTATACCATATAAAGGTAAACTTTATAGTGATAGATATGGTAGAAAGTATACTGAAGAACAGGTATATGACTACTATAATAATGGTACAGATGAAATTGATAGATTTACAGGTGGACCATTAGTTAGAGGATTGAAACCATTATTAGACCTAGAAGATGCTGCTAACTTTACACCAGTAGGTGATGCAGTTGCTGCATATGATGTATATGATGCTGTTAGTAATAGGGATTGGTCTGGAGCAGGTTTAGCTGCGTTAGGGTTAGTTCCGTTCATGCCGATGACTGTTAAACAGTTTAGAAGTAAATATAAAGGAATTACTCCTAAAACAAAATCCAAGGGAGGTTATGGTCATAACTTTAATACTTCTGTAAATAAAAATATAACTAATAATTAGTTAGATAATATAATTAATACTAGCGCAGAAGATTTAGCAAAACGTACTAAAGCGGTTAATCAGAGTTACAATGCAGCTGAAAGACTAATGGATGATCCAGAATATATTACCAGAGCTAATTAGGTTAAAAGACAATTTGGAGATGATTATACTACCGCATATGCTGATATAATAAATGCGTATAATGATGATCCTACAAAACTTCCTAAATTAGCTGAAATAAATGATAAGCTAAGTTCTGCTACAGGTACTATGTATAAAGACATGGATAACAACGGAGAGTTCTATTATGGTATTAATCCTAAAAGAACTAAACTAGGAAATTATCTTACAGAACATGAGTAGAGTCATTATACTGATATGTTAAAAGCTGGAGATTTACCTAGTGCAGATGCGGGCAATAATATGTTCTATTAGATGAGCAAAGATATTATTAATGGTATTGATAATAGAGATTGGTATTTTACTCAACCAACAGAACAGAAAGCTCATATGAATCAACTTAGAGAATATATGTTTAATAACGGTCACATTAGTAGAAGAGGACAAGCAGTATCTCCCAAAATGATGAAGAAGGTAATAGAAGAAGTATCAAATATAGATTCTATGAGAGAAGTAGCCAGAGCTAGTAGACAGTTTAATAACATTAACAAATATACTAGATGGTTCAATGCTATTCCTTTACTTGGTTTAGGTGCAGCTGCTATGTATAACAACAATTAGAAAGAATAAATTAATCAATAAATACTTTATCAAAAATGAGCGATCTGATAGACATGGCAATGATAATGCCACAGTATCCGATACCGAACCACAAGGACGGAGGGATACACATAAAGAAGAAGAATAGAGGGAAACTAACAGCAACCTCTAAAAAGACAGGTAAATCTTTTGAGCAATTAAAACATAGCAAAAATCCTTTAACTAGAAAAAGGGCTACCTTTGCTATTAATGCCCGCAAATGGGCTAAAAAGAAAAGGAAATGAAAACTTACAATAGAAAGTTAGGAAAACAGATATTCTAGGTGATAGATGGTGTAACTTATAAATTATGTAATAAGTGTCAGTAGTATAAAGTAATGAATGCTGATAATTTTCATCATAATAAATAGGCAATATGCGGATTTAAAGGTATTTGTATAGAATGTAGTAAGCATACTCCAAGTAATAGAACTTTGACCAGATTTAATGAAAGCGGTCAATTAATATGTAGAACTTGCGGTTTATACAAAGATATTGATCAATTTCAATTAAATTCATAGAATACAGCCAGATTAGGTAGATCTACTTAGTGTAAAAAATGTGTAGCCGATTATAAGAAAGCTGCGCGAATCAATAGCAAAAATATAGATATAAATATTTACTTGGGATCTTTATTAAACGGCTGTAAAACTAGAGTTCGTAAAACTAAAAATAGACGTAACTTACAATTCGATATAGATTTAGAATTTCTTATAGATCTCTATAATAAACAATCTGGACTTTGTGCACTAACTAATTTATAGATGAGTACTATTGTAGGTAAAGGAAAACATTCTACCAATATTTCTATTGATAGAATAGATAGTAACAAAGGGTATACAAAAGATAATATTCAATTGGTATGTGCGTATGTGAATATTATGAAGAGTGATAAGAGTATTGAAGAATTGAAATATTTTTGTCAATGCATTTTAAACAACAAATAAAATCTAATTATATATAATTATGGAAAAAGAAACATTAAACGGTTTCGAAATCTTTGAAGATTTCATGCCAGGAGGTAATGTATTTAAAACTGAAACAAGTACTGGCAAAGAGGATGATAAAACCGATATTGATAATGATGCTAGTGAGCCTTTGACAGACGAAGAACTGGAAAAACTACGTAAACCAGAAGACAATGATGATGCAGATGATGACGACAATGATGTTGAGCCAGAACCTGCAAAGACTAAAAAAGGTAAGAAGGAAAAAGAAGTAACTGAACCTGAACCTAAGAAAGAAGAAGATGTAGATGATGACGATGATGCAGATACTGATGATACTACTGATGACAACACAGTAACTACATTCTTTGAAGCTATATCTGAAAAGATGGGTTGGGAATTAGGCGAAGATGATGAAGTTCCTTCTACTCCAGAAGAACTTGTTGATTACTTTCAAGCAGTAATTGAAGAGAATTCAGTACCACAATATGCAAGTGAAGAAGTTGAAGCTTTGGATAACTTTGTTAAAAATGGTGGAAATCTTAGAGATTACTTTGAAATTGAAGGTGAACTAGACCTTAATGAGATTAGCATTGAAGATGACGAAGTTAATCAGAAATTGGTATTGAAAGAGTTTTTGAAAGAAAAGGGTTTCAGCACTAAACAAATAGACAAGAAATTAACTAAGTATGAAGATGCTGGGTTGCTTGAAGACGAAGCTGAAGATGCTTTAGAAGCTCTTAAAGAGATTAAAGAGCAAAAGAAACAACAGCTATTGAAAGATCAAGAAAACCAAGCTAAGGCAGCTGCAAAGCGTCAACAGGAATACTTCCAGAACGTTGTCACTGAAATAAAAGGCATGGATAATATTCGTGGTATTAAAATACCTGAAAAAGATAAACAGGTATTACTTGAATATATATTTAAGCCTGACGCTGATGGCATGACAAAATTCCAAAAGGATTGGTCCAAAAGCGTAAAGAACTTACTTGAGTCTGCTTACTTTACTATGAAGGGAGACACACTATTGAAGGCTGCTAAGAGCGAAGGTTCTACCAAAGCTATTAACAAATTTAAAGAAAGTCTAAATAGAACTGGAGTAAGTAGAAAGACTAAAAAACAAGAGATCTCGAATGATACTGATATCTGGAGTTCTGCTGCACGAATGCTACGTGCAAATTAATAATAACTAATTAAATTAAAATTACTAGTATTTTATGGATAATAATATTCTAAATAACTTAGTTTTATACAAAGGTAAATGGTTTTCAGACTTGATTGACACTGCTAAGATCAGTGCAGCTTCACAATAGAATCCATATCAGGTTGCTACCGTATTGTCTTATGTATTTGGTACTAAGGATAACGGTTACCAGACTTCTCTGGATATGCTCACTGGCGGTCTTGGTAATGTAATGACCATTGATCAGCCAAGCTGGGAATGGAGCGTAATGATTGATGCTGATAGAGCTGTAACAATTAGAGACGCAAAATGGAATGGTGCTGCTATTACTGATGACTCTACAGCTGGTTTGGGTAATACACCTATCCTGTTGTGGTTGGAAGATAACTGGTTTGGACCTACTGCTATTCTGGAATTCGATAATAAAGATTTCCAAGTACGCGTATCAGGTGCACCTTATCAGGATGGCAATCTTTGGGTATACACTTGCTTTGTAGCAGATGGTAACCCTACATCTTACATCCCTTCTGAATATCTGAAAGCTGGATGTCAGGTATCTCGTCTTGCTTCTGCTGTAGAAGAATACAGTGAAGAAGGTGATATCCTGAACTATAATACTCATTTCAAAATGCGTAATTATCTGACGACAATTCGTATTAACTATGATATTACTGGTTCAGCATATTCAACAGTAATGGCAATCGCTCTGCAAGATCCTAAAACAGGTAAGAAATCATATCTGTGGGCAGACTATCAGGAATGGGTTGCAATGAGAGAATGGTATAAGAGATGTGAAAGAATGCTGGTTTACATGAAAAATAATGTAAACAAAGATGGTTCTTGTAACTTGAAAGGTACTAACGGTCGTCCAGTATTTATTGGTGCTGGTCTGTTGGAACAGATTGCTCCATCTAACAGACGTTACTACACTAGATTGAGTGCAGAACTGTTGGAAGACTTCTTGTTCGACCTGTCTTACAATGTACTTGGTACTAACGAACGTAAGTTTGTTGCCTTGACTGGTGAAATGGGTATGAGAGAATTCGACAGAGTATTGAAAGAAAAGATGATCAATATGAATCTGATTGATACAGTATTTGTAACAGGTTCTGGTGATAGTCTTACTTTTGGTGGTCAGTTCAAGACTTACAAGATGACTAACGGTATCGAACTTACTTTGAAGTATTTCCCATTGTATGATGATACTACTTACAATCGTATGTTGCATCCTATCACACTGAAACCTCTGGAATCATATCGTATGACATTCCTTGATCTTGGTAGACGTGATGGTGAAGCTAACATTGTAAAAGTAGTTCGTAAAGACCGTGAGTTTGTAACTTGGTACACTGGTGGTGCTGTTGCTCCAACTGGTTACGCTAACTCAAAGAGTACTCTTAGATCTAATGGTAAGGACGGTTATACTGTATTCTTCCTTGGTGAAATGGGTATTATGCTCCGCGACCCCAGAGCATGCGGAGAATTGATCATGGAGGCAGAATAATTTCGCCGCGATTGAGGAACCTTAACTAAAATATTCCGTTATAGTAGTATGTGAAATTAAAAAAACATACTACTATGATTGGAAATATTTATAAAATTACAGATACAACAAACAATAAGGTTTATATAGGTCAAACTAAAAGGGATATAATGAGAAGATATTCCGATCACATATCTCATGCATTCGTATCCAAACGCCCCAATGATTTATCTTGTGTACTCTATATAGCAATGAGAGAGCATGGAATTCAAAACTTCATACCAGAGTTAATAGAAACTATAGAAGGTAATCCTAAAGAAATAGATAAGAGAGAAAGATATTGGATATCTTACTATGATTCTACTAATCCTGATAAAGGTTACAATAAGGATAAAGGTGGGCATATTATATCAGAAGCATGTAGAAAAGCTGCAGAAAAACATCTATTTAAAGCTGGAGACAAGTTAACTGGTAAGATGTTAGAGATAGCTAGAGAAAATGGAATGAAAGTAGCAAAATCTGTGTGTCAGATAAACAAACATACTGGAGAAATAATTGCTGAATTTCCTTCCATTATAGAAGCTAGTAGATCTACAGGATGTGATAGAAGATCAATACAAAGACAATTGAAAGGAGAATATGGTAAATTAACACCTAGATCCTTCTCAAACCTTAAGTATATCTGGAAATATAAAGATAACTAACTGAACAATCTAATTAAAATATTATGGAAGTAATCGTTAGAATAATTAAAGCCAACCCGTGGACTGGGCTTACAAAATGGTCTACATGTTATGACTATATTAGTTCATACTGGACCAGATCTGGTAACATTTATACTGGATTGACTGCAGAAGATGCAGAGAGATTAGAAAAAGAAATTGGTTTCGAACAAGGTAAACTAGCACCCAATAGTTCATTTTGGGATACTTTTGCTGTTAAAGTTGGCAAAAAGGATGTAATACTAGATACTGATAGACCTGAAGACGAACTAAAATATTTGTTCCTTAAAGGACATAAGAGAGTAGCAAACGGACTGAATAAGATCACACCGGCTACTGATTATGTAATGATTAATAGGGACAGTGAAGCTGAAGAAGCTAACAAGATCAATAAGATCAAACGTGAAGCATATAGAGAAATGGATAAGATGTCTATTGAAGATATGCGTAAATGTCTTAGACTTTATGGTATTAAATCTGATACTATGTCAAATGAGTTGATTGAAGCTAAGTTGACAGAACAGATTGAAGAATCACCAAAGAAGTTTATCATGAAATGGGTAGAAAACCCAAACAAAGAAATTAACTTTGTGATTGAAGAAGCTATTGCTAAGAATATCATTAGAAAGAATAGAGCTCAATATTACTTTGGTACAGACCTTATTGGTAATGGTTTGGAAGACGTAATTGCTTATTTGAAGGACAAGAAAAACAATGATATTAAGATGGCAATTTTAAATGAAATCAAGTCCAAGTAATGAATAACCGTACTGCACATATTTAGTTTAAAGTTATCCTAGATAAGAATGCTCAGGGAGTTGCCTATGGTGGCTCACCTGCATTCTTACCTGAGGAAATAGATATCTTTCTTAATTAGGCTCAAAATGAGATAATTAGTAATAAGATAAGTGGAAACAATGTATTAAGACAGAGTTTCGAAGGATCTCTCCAAAGTATATCTGAGCTGGATGCTTTAGTACGTACTGATGAGAATATCTTTGCTAACAATTCTATGTATAATGAATTCGTAATAGATGATATACATGATGGTGGTAGAAGAGTAACTATATTATCTGCAGTAATTATGTTTAAAGGTTCATCTACTAATTGCTTAATAGTAGACCATGAGAATGCGAACCTGTTTAAACAAACATATAATAACATACCTTGGGTTGAAGTACCTGTAGCTACATTAGAGGATAACAAGATGAAAATCTATGTAGATCCAGTAATGTAGATATCAGATAGCTTTAAACCATCAAGCAATAAGTATGCAGTTAATGTTACTTATATAAAGAAACCTAAAGAGTTTGATTATACTCAGTTAGACGAAGAATTAGATCTACCTGAAGATGTAATGAATGAGGTTATCAATAGAGCTGTAGTAATAGCATTAGAAAACATTGAATCACCAAGAACATCTAGTAAATTATAGTTGAACCAATTATCTGAATAATTATGACTGAGAGAGCATTTCAAATAGCATTTGAAAGATAGTTGAATAATATTATACCGGGTTATAATATTATGAGTAAACTGAACTCAGATACTATATTCTACTATATAAATAGAGCTAAAGACGAATATGTTAAACAGTTATATAGAGCGTTTTAGCTTAATCAAGAATTATCTGATAAGTTACGTACTCTAGTAAAAACAGATAAATATGTTAGCATTGACTTTACAAGAACAGGTAATAGATGGTCAACAGACTACCCAGAAGGATATATGTATACCTTAGGGGAGCAAGCGTCTATTAATATTTATAGTAACAAATGTCCTGCCTTGGTTTCTAATTCCACTGATGTAATTGAAGCTACTGTTGAAACAGTTGACAGAATACTGAACAATAGTTTATCAGAATATCGCTTACATCACAATCAAGCTAGACCAGTTAGATTATATACAGATGGCAAAATAGTACTGATAACAGATGGTAATTACGGCATAAACGAATACCAGTTAACTTACTTAAGAAATGCTAAAGATTTAGGTAATAAACTAACAGAAGAGTACACTGAATTACCAGTTGATACTCACCAAGAAATTGTAGATGCAGCTGTAATGATGTATATACAGCAAGCTGCTTCTATGCAATAGTCAGGTAAATCTGACAACAACTAATGCGTTCATTGACGTGGAAATCTGAAATAAGGAAAGTAGAAGATGAACTAAGTTTACATGAGCGCGCATTTATGTTAAACTAAAAATAAAAATTAAATTATGATTCAACACGTAGATATCGTATTAATCGGTAAAAATATCCCTGCATTATATACTACTGCTGATGCTTTGGCTGTAGGTGATGTTGCTTTGTTCGACCAGAATAGAGCTATCCTGAAAACTGCCGCTGAAGCTGCTAATGCTACTTCATTGTATGTAGGTGTAGCTCAGAATAAAGTTAGCGTAACTATGCCTGATGGTACAGTTGCTCAGAAAGCTAATATCAAATTTGGTAATGAAATCAAGAAAGACTCAAAACCTAGCGCTGTTATTGGCGAATATGTTGCTCCTGTTCAGGATAAAATTGTTATCACTTTGACTGATGCAACTATCGTAGCTGGTCACAGATATGTTCTGAGAATGGTTTACAAAGATATGTATGAAGCTCCGGGTCAGTTTACTCATACTTATGAAGTATACGCTACTAGCACAGATGCTTCTGCTCTGGCTGCTGCCCTTGTTAAGAAGATCAACAAACATGCAAATCGTAGAATTAACGCTACTATTTCTAATTCTGTTATCACTTTGACTGCAATGGAAAAAGATGATAATGAAGGAGTTTATTCACTGTCTGAATACTCTACAGTAAGCATGGAAGCTAGTCTGTATGTTACTATTCCGGGAGCTATCTTGAGCAATTACCCAGAAGCTATTCCGGGTGCAACTATTACTAAGACTGAAGGTACACCGGGCAAAGGTTACTGGAAGCAGGTGAGAGACGCTGAAGTACGTTTCATGGGTTACCAGGGACATGTATTTACAGGTGCTTATCCTATTGTAGAACAGCCGAGAATGGTAGAAGAAGGTGTAGAATACAACTATATCACTATCGAAAACGACAACAAATATCTTAGTAATGATAATCAGTATATCAAGACTACTCCTCTGACAACTGAGGTTTATGTTAAGAAAGCTGAAGGTTTCACAAATTCAATTGTTGCTAAAGGTATTGAAGCTTTCATATCAGGAGAAGCTGCTTAATAGAATTAATTCAATCAATCATGAAGTGGGGCTGGTGGAGTATATCTCCCCGCTCCACTTTTTTATTTTAATATTATGAATAAAATATTTAATGTAACCATAAAGGATAATCTAATGGTATTCAGTGTGTATACTAATATATCTATAGTAAATACTAATGATATAGTATTATACATTGACGAATGTCATAATATAGGTAATATATATTGCGAGAATCCAGACAATCATGATTACGTGTTGAACTATAATAACGCTAGAATATCTTATAAAGAGATTGTACGTGAAGGCGAAGAGAAGGAAGTAACAACAATATATGCATATGAAATAACAGTAGAGTCTGATGTATTATCAGAATTTGATACTAATATGAAGTATATTAAGATGTTTGTTACTACTGAGTATTACGCTAATGACTATGTAGATGGTGTATACTATGATCCTAATATCTTATATAATGCAGAGATAAAGATGTTGCGTAAGTATTGTCGAACTTGTTTAGATGATAGATAGATGCAACTTTTAATGCTAATAGTATTTAAGAGGCAATTATTAGAATAGGCTATTGCTACTGCTCATAATAAAGAAGCACTATAGTTTTACTTGGATTTATGCAAATTGTTGAACGTTAATATTAATACTAAAACTGTTAATACAGGGTGTAGAACATGTGTTAATGGAGTATGTAAATTGTGAGAATATGTGCACATGTGATGAATTAAAATAGTTCCTATATATTGCGTTAGACTATCATGGCAATATTGTAGTGATATCAGATTATGCTAATTATCCCAATGCATTTGTGGATTCTAAGGATAATCAAATTACTTTTGATGCACCAGATGTTAAAGACTTTATTAAACCAGAAACAGAATTAATTTTTTAGAATGGAATATACGAAATTATTAGGTAAAGTTACACTTACATGTGACGGTAAACATGATTCTTCTAAATAGTATGATAGACTTTGTTTAGTCTATGATAATGATTATAAGTCTTTTATATCTATAAAGGAAGTACCTGTCAACATTAGTATTACTAATAAGGCATATTGGCAACCAGTAAGTGCAATATCTGCTGATGGTGAAGACATAATGGTAGATTATGACTTCAACCTTAAGTTTGCAGATAAAGAATATGTACCAAATCAATTTAGTGGTTTGGGTAGAAAGTTATTGCGTAAACGTATTGTTAATAATATCAATCTACTTCAACAGTCAGATATAAATAGGGCTGGTACTATTTATAGAATACAGTATGATTATAACCTACAAGGTCAAACAATACAGATACCAGAAAACTGCGTATTGTTCTTTGATGGAGGTAGTATATCTAATGGTACTATTATACTGAATAATACTTTAGTATTACCGCAGTGTTTAGACATTGCTAAGAATATTAAATGTAATATTAGTGGTAATTATCAGAATGGTCAGATATATTATGATTCTACTTAGGATAAACTCATTGCTGTAATAGGACAGAAGTTAGTAGACTTATCAGAAAAAGGATCAGGTAGTGGTGGTTCAGTAAGTAATTATACTTGGATTAGATACGCCAATAATGCTAGTGGTCTTAATATGACTATGCAACCGCAAGCTGATACTACACACATAGGTATTGCTGAAAACCAAGCTGTAGAAACTCCTAGTTCAAATCCTGTAGATTATACTTGGATATTATTTAAAGGACCACAAGGAGAAAAAGGTATACAGGGAGAAAGAGGTATACAAGGACCTCCGGGAGAGAAAGGTGAGCCCGGTAAAGATGGTACAGACGGTAAACCGGGAGAATCAGTTAAACCAAATTGGAATACATGGGTATTCAAACAATCAGAACTACAACCAAGTAAACCAAACTTCTTTATACCTACTCCGGGAGCAGCAGGTATTGACGGTTGGTTTGATGGTCCGGGATCTACTGGTAGATGGTGGATGTCAATGGGTTTAGTAGATGGTAGTACAGACACAGTAGCTACTTGGACAGATCCAGTACAATGTACAGGTGAAGACGGTAAGACTAATAGTTATATGGACTTCAAGTATGCTAAGAGTGCTGCTGAGACTATTCCACCTCCATTGGATAGAACTGTGAGATTTCCAGAAGGATGGACAGATGAACCGCCAACATTGATCAAAGGTGAATTCATGTGGATGATTAATGCGTTAATCGACGAAAATGATGATCTTGTTGATAAATGGGTAGGTCCTATTAGAATTACAGGTGAATCAGGTCCTCAAGGAGAACCGGGAGAAGGATTACCCGGAGTATCTTATAAGACTGTATTTGCATATAAATCTAGTGAAGAAGAACCTGAAAAACCAGTAGGTGGATCATGGGATTCTGAAACTAATGAAGTAGTATATCCAGAAGGATGGCAAGGTAATGATCAGAAATTGACTCCTCCAATATGGATGTCAGATAGAACATTTACTTCTAATCCAGATATAGTAGAGGATTGGTCTACTCCAATTAAGATATCTGGTGCTGATGGTAAACCGGGTGCAGACGGAAAAGCAGATGAATTTATATATAAGCGTACAGCAACTGCTGGTGACTTAGATAGACCTGATACTCCAACTAGTGAATAGATTGATGATTACGTACCTACTGACTTAGGATGGACTGATACTCCTAGAGGAGTGACTACTACTTATCAAGGAGAATGGGTTAGTACCAGAAGTAAGAAAGATGGTAAATGGGGTCCATTCAGTCAACCTGCATTATGGTCTAAATGGGGAGCTAATGGTTAGGATGGAGATGGTGTACAGTATATATTCTATAGAACTACTACTAATAATGACCCAGATAATCCAACTCCAAACAATACTAATTCAGATGCATATCAGGAAACCGGTGACTTTGAAGGTATAGAATACATTCCAGGAGGTTGGTCAGATGATCCAATAGGAGTAACAAAAGAATATCCATATGAATGGGTATGTCAAAGAAAGTTCAGAGGAGGCAGATGGAGAGCATACACTGGACCATCATTGTGGGCTAAGTATGGTAAAGATGGTCTTGATGGTTTAGGTAGTATAGTATTAGACTTAGATAATGAAATACAGTCTGTAGCTACAGATAGTTTGGGTAATGTAGTAGGTGGTTTACCACTTAATGCAACCCTAAGTATGTACTATGGAACTGTGCAATTAAATCTAAGCTCATTAACTGTACGTCCTCCAGAAGGTGTTGTAGCTACTGCAGATAGACAATCTGGTATAATTACTGTTACATCTATTGCTAATACTACAGATACTACAATACGTATACCAATTGATGCTAGTACTGTGTATAACAATGAATTGATGGAACGTACTACGTATCTTACTATTAATAAAATCAAACCCGGTGCTGATGGAGAAGATGCTATTCTGTATTCATTAATGCCTTCTGTTGATGCTATTCATGTAGATAAGAAAGGTGTATCCGATGTAGTATTTATTACTTGCGGTATTAAGAAAACACAGGGTGCTAACACAGTAGAGTTATCTCAATTACCAAATGGTTATGCATTTAAATATGTAATTGATGAAGAGCTTGCCGAGAACTATACTATAGATCAAAACATATCTACTTCTTCAATTAAGAAGAAGATAATATTTATGCTTACTAATGGTGGATAGTTAGTAGATAAAGAAACTATCTATAAGATTAGTGACGGTAAAGACGGAGTAGATGGTGTAGGAGGTTTAGTTACAGACTTTGATAATGATATAATCGCTGTAGCATGTGACTCTGAAGGTAATGTAGTTAGTGGATTACCTGTAACATCTACAGTAAGTATGTACTATGGAACTACTAAACTTACATTATATGAGAACCCAACATTGGGTGAAGTAGCGGGAGTAACAGCTACGTCGTCTGTATTAGGTACTATTACTATAACTGCTATTGATAAGTCAGCTCCTGAAGTAATAAGGCTGCCAGTATCTGTTAAAGCAATATATCAAGGTAATACTTATATAAGAGACGTAACCTTGACAATTACTAAAGTTAAACCTGGTGCTGATGGTCAAACTCCTAAGATATATCAGTTAGCTCCATCTGTAAGTGCTATCCATGTGAATAAGAATGGTACTCCGTCTGTGGCTAATGTATCATGTGGTATAAGATTATTCGAAGGAGATTCTACTACTACTGTAGATAGTACTCCATATGGTTATTACTTTGCTTATAAGATTGATAATGCTAGTGAAATGAGATACTATGCTAATAATACTATTGATACTAGTGGTATAGTAGCTTATATTACATTCTCATTATACGATCAAAGGAATAGTAGCAGTATACTTGTAGACCAAGAGACACTATATGTATTGAAAGATGGTGAGGACGGAGAATCTGGATCTGTACCTAACTGGAGTACTTATGTATATAAGAAATCTAATTCTAGACCTGCTAAACCAACATTTAAGAATCCTAGACCGGGTACTACTGGCATAGACGGATGGTTAGATTATCCTACTACTTCAGACGGTCAATGGTGGCAATGTGTTGGTATGGTAGATGGACCTAAAGATGAAGTACAAACATGGTCTGAAGTTATACAGTTAAATGGTAAAAATGGTGAAGCTTTAGATGGTAAACATACAGAGTTTAGATTTATGTCTATGACTAAAGGTCATACTCCTAGTATTGCTACTACTGTTAGAAATCCGGCAGGTTGGACTACTACTGTACCAGTAGTTAATAGCTACGAATACTTGTGGATGTCACATGCTGAGATAGCTGCTAATGATGAACTGATTGGAGTATGGGATCAACCTGTTAGAATTAGTGGTGAAGATGGAGCTGCAGGTGAACCGGGTGTTAGTCTATATACTTGGATTAAGTACTCTGATGATCAGCCTACATCTGATTCACAGATATATGATAAACCTAATATGTACACTAAGTATATCGGTTTAGCTTATAATCAAACTAGTTCAGTAGAAAGTACTCGTTATACTGATTATGAATGGGTTAAATGGGTAGGTAATGATGGTGTAAATGGTACTAATGGTTTAAGAGGAAGACTTGTATATCCAGCAGGAACTTATATCCATAATAAGACATACGAAGCTACTGATACTCAAGCACCATTTGTATTACAAGGTGAAGCATTCTATGTAATGAATAAAACTACTACATGGAATGGTCAAAATCTAGGAGTTACTCCAGAACAAGATTGGAATTCTAATGGAATAAATGCTACTTGGATATTGATGGATGACTTTGAAGCAGTGTATACTAAGTTACTGATTGCAGATAATGGTACACTTGGAGATTTCGTGTTCAATAAAGAGTACATGTTTAGTAAGCAAGGTACTGATGCACTTGGGCAAGATTCGACCGATTATTAGAACTTTAATAGTACTGTTAAACCATTTTCATTTACAGATACATCTATATGGACATATAATTTTAAAAGTAGCAGTAGTAATTACAATGGAACTATAACAAGTGATACTATAACCATTACTGGTAAGACATCATCTTCTGCCACAACGGATTATTTAATATGGACTCAAAGTAGTCATAAAGATCTTCCAGAATTTAATATAAATGTGAAAGGAGTTTCTAACAATTCCAACATATATCTATTATATAACTATATGACAGAAGGTGGAGTAAGAGAATCTATAAGAATGGATTACGATGGAGTTTATGCTCTACCTAAAAGTTTTATACAAAGTGGTACTCTAAAGTATGGTTTATAGTTGGTAGTAAATCTTGCAAGTACCTATTTAAGTGAGAATGTTGTAGTTACTTTATTACCTAATAAATTCAATCCAAATTTCTAGGTAAATGGGATTACTGGCGAAGTAACAATGAATAAAGCAACAGTAAAGGGAAGATTTAGTACTAATGCTGTAATTCATAAAGTTACTTCATTTACTACCACACATTCTCTAACTATACCTAATGATTATTCTTTTAAAACTTTGTATATAGTTAGATAGAGGGACGATGTAACTGTAACCAATAATACCATAGACTTATACACAGCTTCTTTTGCAACTCCAGATCCTGAATTCTACCCAGATGAATATTAGGCTGATCAAATGGTATAGGCTTAGCTAAATATAGTAAACTTAACTTCTTATAATGTAGATATACACAAAGGACCTAGTAGACTAGATCCCGGTTTTATGTTGCCTAATTCGGGCGGTTTTGGAAGTTGTGATACTATTCGACTATACAATGGAGGTAATGTTACTATAGATTTTATATATTTTAAGAATGAGTTATACGCCATGGGTAGTTAGACTAATGAATTAAGAGTAGTAAAAAATTCTGGAGATTTTGTGAAGACTACAATAGGAAGTTATACATATGCTGTTAATAAATCATTCTAAAAATGACAAACAAAGTAGACAATAAATTAAGATATAGTGCTATCATAGACAATAGGTCTGTGGTAGCAGCTATATGTATAAATGAATTAGAGTTTCTAATAACACAAACTGATTTCGTACAGGACAGATAGATACTACAATCTATGATTTGTGGTTGTGGTAGATAGATTGATACTGATAATCCGTTGAAGTTAGAAACACTGTGTAATATTATAGATTGTAAAGTTTGTAATTCATGTAAGACATGTAACACTTTTTAACGTTAATAAATATTATTAATTTTAAAACTAAATATTATGTTGATTGATTTTAGAAACATTACAATTAAGAACATTGAGGGAGAAGAATCTACAGTTGATATTTCTAAAGATTTAGGAAATCTATTGTATAATTCTGCAGTAAGTCAAGAAGGTTTAGAAATATCTAGAGAACTGTATCATAATGGTGAAATGGATGTTACTAAAGAAAATGTAGAAGTACTTAAAGGCATTATAGCTGGTAACTTCTTAGCAGTTATACAAGAATCTTTGAACCCTATTTTTGATAAGATCATGAACACTGAAGAAATCGAAACTAGTGCAGAGGAGATTAAAGATGAACAAACAACTTGCTAAGTATACTGATAGAGAATTGTTAGAGTGGATCTACTTATTGTAGATCCATATTCTATCCAAAGTAAACGAGATAGATAATGACGATAAACAGTTTGGAATGAACTTAGCTGCAGATTTATTAGGTAGTGTAGTATATGATGCTCAACCAAGAACTACAAGATATGCAAATTAAAAAGATATATGTTGGATTATATTTATGAAATATTTCATATAAACAAGAACTTAGATATACTTTTCCCGTTTCAGTATAAAAAACTGAACAATATGTGGAAAGATATTAAAGATTACGAAGGTTTATATGAAATAAATTCATCTGGACATATTAGGAGAAAAGGCAGTGCAAAGCTGTTAAAACAAGCTAAAGGAAAAGATTATATGCAAGTTAGTTTATGTAAATGTAATCATAAAGTCACTAAAACAGTTCATAGACTAGTAGCAGAAACTTTCTTAGAAAACCCTAATGAACTACGTTGTGTTAATCATAAAGATGAAAACAAGTTAAATAATAATGTAGAAAACCTTGAGTGGTGCAGCGCAAAATACAATACTAGTTATGGTGACTGTATACAGAGAAGAGCAAACTCTCATAGAGGGAAAAAACATAGATATTCAGAACATGTTAAATGTAGAAAAATAACCCAACAATTTGACAATAATATGAATTTAATAAAAGAATTTAACAGCTTAACAGAAGCATCCAAAAGTACAGGTATTGCTATACAAAATATTTCAGCTTCTTGTTTAGGTAAAACAAAAGAATCCGGTGGATTCATATGGAGGTATAAGACATGAAATATTTTTCTATCGCAGAATTAACAAAGTCTGCTACAGCTACAGCTAAGAAATTAGATAATACTCCTACAGAGTAGGCAGAGAAGAATCTAATTACTCTAGTAGAAAAGGTACTTGATCCGCTTAGAGAATTGTATGGTAAACCTATTATAGTTAATTCAGGTTATCGCAGTCCAGAAGTAAATAAAGCAGTTAAGGGGGCTAAGACAAGTCAACATGTATTAGGAGAAGCTGCTGACATAACAACAGGTAGCAAAGAAGAGAATAAGAAGTTATTTGAGTTAATCAGAGATAACTTTGAGTTTGATCAACTTATTAATGAGAATGACTACTCATGGATACATGTATCATATAGAGAAGGAAGACTTAGAAAACAAATATTAAAGCTTGGTAAATAAAGATGGTAAGATTTGTTAATTTTAGAGCAAGTGATATATAGCCCAATCCTGATGAAGTAATGTACTGGGTTGACCTTAATACTGATCCACTTGGTGGTAGTATAAAGGTATGGAATGCAGAAGGATATTGGGAGACTATAAAAGTACTTCAAGGAACTCTACCTGAATTTGAAAACAGAATAAAGAAATGGGTAGAACAACAATTAAAGAACTTTGATGAGCATCTGAATGAAGAGATACGTCAATTTGACGGTAGGATTGCTATCATAAGTTAGGATATAGAGACATTAAAACTAACTAAGTAGGATAAACTTATTGCTGGTTCAGGCATAGATATTACTGATAATGTAGTATCATGTGTACTGGATCTAACTTTATATAAGATAGTATCAGAACTGCCCACAGAAGATATTGATACTACTAAGATATATCTAGTAGTTGATAGTGAAGGTACTCATGGTAATCTCTATAAAGAGTATATCTATGTAGATGGAGAATGGGAGCTGCTTGGAGAATATAAAGCAGATATAGACTTATCTCCATATCTTACTAAGGTAGAAGCTGCTGATACTTATGCTACTAAACTAGAACTGCAACAAGAAGTAAATCGTGCAACACAAGCAGAGGTTACTGAGAAGAATAGAGCATTAGCTGCAGAGGAACAACTGTCTAAAGACATTGATGCAGAAAAGGATAGAGCTCTTATTGCAGAAAGAGATAACTTCAACCGTATTATAAATGAAATTGCACGTGCAGAAGCTGCAGAAAAAGCTAATGCTAAAGCAATAGAAGATGAGGCAAAGCGTGCTATAGAAATTGAAACAGCTCTTGCTTCAGGAATGGTAGAAGAACAGAACAGAGCAATTGAAGCGGAAGAACAGTTACAAGGTGAAATATGGGCTGTAGATGCTAAAATGTCTGAACAGGGTGGTTCTTTAACTGATGCTATAAATTCTAATACACAAGCTATAGCTGATGAAACTGCTAGAGCTACTCAGGCTGAAGATAATAATAGGAATCTTATTAATGCAATGGATACAGCTTATAAGGCTGCTGATACTGCAACTAATACTAAATTAGACAATGAGATTACTAGAGCTAAAGCAGCTGAGAAAACAAATGCAGATGCCATAGTAGTAGAAGCAGATCGTAATGATGCACAAGATACTTTAATTAGCAATCTACAATCAAGTAAAGTTTCTACTGTTAACTTAGTATAGGATCCTGATAATGAGTTACATTATACATTGATGGTAGACTCTACTAATGCTGGTGAGATAAGCATACCTAAAGATAGATTCTTAAAGCAAGCTTATTATGATCCACAGAAGAAGAGCCTTATTTTTATATTTGTAACTGAGGACGGGGAACAAACTGTACCTGTAGATATTAGTGATCTAGTAGATACATATACGGCTGGTAATGGTTTAAGTCTAGCGAATAATAAGTTTAGCATTACTATTGATAGTACTTCTGATTCTTACTTAACTGTAGGAGCTAATGGCATCAAATTATCTGGTGTAGCAGCAGCTATTAACAAACTAGATACTGATTACAAAGCAGCAGATACTGCAACTCTTAGTGCAGCTAAAGCATATACAGATACTAAAGCATCTGATATAACTGATACAGTTACACAACTACAATCAGATATAGAAGCTGAAGAAATTAGAGCTACAGATGTAGAGAATAGATTAGCAGGACAAATATTTGCATTAGACGCTGCAAAACAAGAAAGACTAGTTAGTGGTGAAACTATAAAAACTGTTAATGGTAGTTCATTACTAGGAGCTGGTAACATCGTTATTGAAGGCGGTAGTGGAGGAGGAATTGATGATGCTCCATCTGATAGTAAAGAATACGTTAGAAAGAATGCAGCATGGTCAGCATTACCTACTAGATCTGTAACTCCAGTTGCTGATTCGTTAGTATAGAGAGACGGTTCAGGTAATCTGATAATTAATAAAGGTTCCATTAATTTCAACAATAATATGGAATGGTGGATGCAAGTTAATTCTGATGGTAACTTTATACTTAATAGTACTGGTAATGCAAATAAGTTCTTATATAAAGATTATGAAGTAGGAAATCTAAACAATTTGTATGTACTTAGAGAAACGGTTATAGACACTGGAACTCTAGATGAAAATACTTATTATCCTGTTACTATACGTATGGATAGTAAGTACAATAATAGAATAGAAGTGCATACCTCATTAGGAGTATCTAGAAAGCCAAGTTGGGCAACGCATGAACAAGGATTCTCAGTTCATTTTGTAGAAGAAGTGTATGCTTTCGCTTATGGAATAAATAATAAGGTGCATAGAAGAATACTTTCTCATTAGTTCAATTGGACACAAGATAAATCTATTCTACCTATAGGTAGAGTAACTCAGATGGAGAACAGTGGATCAGAGGCAATATATGTTAGAGGAGGAGCACGATACTTTTTTTATACTACTAAGAATGCTTTACCAGTATTAAGAACTTCAGATTATACAGATAGTGGTCAAACAATATCTCCTAAAGCAGCTAGTGATATGACAAATGCCGACTATGCTACTCTTAAAAGAACTATGGTTGAAACTTCTGATACGAATGTTTCTGCTACTGGAGATTCGCTTGTAAAAAGAGATGGTAACGGTAGTATAATAAATATCAGTTATTAGACTACACAAAGAGTAAATGATGACGGAACTATATCTGCTATCTGGGTAGACAATGGAGATGGTTGGTTAAGACGTAGAACTTTATCTAGCTTTAAAACACAAATATCAGGTACAGGTCTAGATGCAGATACATTAGATGGTCAATAGGATACCGCTTATTTAAGATATAGAAGTACTACAACAACGCATGATGATAATACACTATGGGATAAGATAGGTATTAAAGAATATTCTTCAGCTAATCCAGATCAGCTAGATGCGCCGTTTAATTATGGAGCCGCTATATCATTACCTGCAGGTTCGAGAAGATTTGATATATGGTATTCTGATAACTCTTCAACTAATTCTACTTAGAGAGGAATATTCTATAGAACTGGTTGGAATGTAACTAAAAATCCATGGGTTAGATTTTTAGATGCCAATGATATGGATACTACCAATACAGCAAACAAGATTCCAGTTAGAGATGCTAATAAGTAGATACTAACTAGTGGTTATAAGAAAGAAGGATCTAGTGCTGTGTATTTGCTTACTGGAGATGGTGGTCACATAGCTAAATAGGTAGAAGCTGTAGCAAGTACTGTAGTGCAAAGAGATGGTAGTGGAACAATATATGCTAAGACTTTTGTAACTTCACTAGGAGATGAAGAAACATCTATTGGTTCTGTGTTTATAAGAAACACCACAGATAATAGTTTAAGAAGAGTATCCTTTGCTAACTTTAAATCAGCATTAAACATTCCTTCTGCATACACATTACCAACAGCATCTAGTACTACTTTAGGAGGTATCAAGGTAGGAGCAGGATTGTCTATTAGTAATGGAGTATTATCTGCTAATGGAGGTGGCACAGCTGATTCAGTAGCGTGGGCAAATGTAACAGGTAAGCCAACATGGATAGGAACTGCTAAACCAACTTATAGATTAGATGAAATAGCATCATCAACTAACCAAACTGTAGATGCTAGTACTACACCTGTATCTAGAAAGAAAATAGTCTATGTAGGTAAATCAGGTAATGGTTGTATAAGTGCAGTTGCATTAGGTATACGAAATGTAAATGGATCATTTGGTCCAGCTGTATTATCATTGGGTACTAAAGATACACCGTCAGATACAGCAGCTATTGATGATGGATGGGTAGATTACCAATTCTAGACTAGTGGTAGAATTGCATCTAAGGCAGGTACATTTGCAGTAATGTCTGATATTCCTACTTCATTAAAGAATCCTAATGCTATCAAGTTTACAGGAGCAGTTACTGGTACTTATGATGGTTCTTCTGCAGTTACTTTGAATATCCCAACTATTGCTGGACCAAAAGGTGATACTGGTGAGAAGGGAGAAAAAGGAGATACAGGAGCTGCAGGTGCAGCAGCAACTATTACTAGCGCTAGTGCAACAGTAGATGCAAATGTAGGTACACCTTCAGTAACAGTAACACTAGGTGGTACTTCAAATGCTAGAACATTCTCATTTGCATTTAAGAATTTAAAAGGTAATACAGGTGCAACCGGTCCTGCAGGAACTACTACATGGTCAGGTATAACTGGTAAACCATCTTGGATAGGTACAAGCAAACCTACTTATACATGGTCGGAAATCACAAGTAAGCCATCATGGATTGGTTCAAGTAAACCTTCCTATTCATATTCAGAAATATCTGGTACTCCATCTCTTGCTGATGTAGCCACATCTGGATCATATAATGATCTAAGTAATAAACCAGTTATTGATACTGCTCTATCTTCTACTAGTACAAATGCAGTTCAGAACAAAGTAATATATGAATAGTTAGTAAAGAAGGCTGAGATAGTAGGATATTAGGCAGGTTAGAATGGTTACATAAAGTTTGACAATGGTTTATTAATGCAATGGGGGTATAAAACAGCAAGTTCTACTGGTACTAATACTATTTATACACCTATAGCTTTTTATAATGCTACTTATTGTCCTATTATTACTTATCGTGAACCAGGGTAGGGCATGAACATTGTTACAGGCTTAGTTACACTTGTACAAAATAGTTATTTTATAATAAGAAGTAGATATGCAGTGGGAGATTCAAACGGTACCGGTGCAGGAATTAATGATTTTTATTGGGTAGTCGTTGGTAGATGGAAATAAAAAATTAACTATTATGAAATATTGGAAATAGGGATTCTATGATGAATTTCAAGAAGGTTCGGTTGAAATAACCGAAGAATATTGGCAGAAACTATTAGTCGGGTAGTCATCAGGAAAAGAAATAAAAGAAAACGAAGTTGGATATCCCATATTGGTCGATTATCAGTATACTATTGATGAATTAAAAGAAATGAAAATAGCTGACATTAATGCTTATGATAAATCAGATGCGGTAAATTCATTTTATCTTTCAGGAAAAAAAATGTGGTTAGATAAAGAAGACCGAGTAGGGCTTGTTAACTCAATTAATATTGAGAAACATACTGGTAAACTAGATACAGTTTTATGGTTTGATACAATAAAATATACTATACCTATAACAGATGCTATATCTATGCTAAATTCATTAGAGTTATATGCACTTAATTGCTATAATACTACCCAACAACACATTTCGGCAATCTATAAATTACAAACAAAAGAGGAAATAGAGTCTTATAACTATAAGACAGGTTATCCAGATAAGCTATAGTTTACATTATAAACATATAAAATTAAATAATTTTTTCATATGAAAGAGAAAATAATATTTCTAGCCCAAACGTATGCTCCAAATCCATCGGAGTGTACTTATTGGATTGATTTAAAAGAAGATCCAACTGGAGCTGTCATCAAAGTATGGAATGGCGCTACATGGAAACCTATTAGTGGAGACACTGAAGTGGTAGCTATGTTACAGGAAGAGATTAAAAAGAAAGCTACTAAGGCTACTACTTTATCTGGTTATGGCATTCAAGATGCATATACCAAAGATCAAGTAGATGCAAAAGTAGCATCAGTATACAGAGTAAAAGGATCGGTTGCTGATTTTGATTCATTACCAAGTACAGCATCAGTTGGTGATGTGTATAACTTGGATGATACAGGAGCTAACTATGTATGTATTACAGCTAGTCCTGCAGAATGGGATAAATTATCTGAAACTGTAGACTTAACAGGTTGCATTGCATCTGATGTAGTATCTAATGTAGTTTATATGACTCAGGCACAATACGAAGCATTATCGGTTAAAGATTCCAAAACATTATATTTAATTTACTAATAATATGAAATTACAGAATAATGACATAATAGCAGCTTATCTAGGTGCTTAGACTATTTCTGATATTAATTTGGGAGATAACAATGTCTTCTCTAATTACTATGGAGTTAGCTTTCCATTAGAACCTCAGAATACTCTTATGACTAGAATAGGTTATATGCCTTGGCATAAGTCATTACCTATTCAATCTAAAATGAAAACATGTACTATTACTTCTGATGGTACTGTTAAATATATCAATGCATCTGATAGAACTAAGTATGAAGATGGAACTGACAGAGATATGACGCTTAATACTATGGTAGAAATACCTGAATTCTGGTATAAGTGTATGAAGAATGATACAGACGTTTTCCTTAACTTGTATGTTAATGATCCTAAACTAGCAGACGTGGAACATGTAACTAAATTCTATATTTCAGCATATGAGGCTACTACAGTAGATGATAAGTTGATGTCAGTTAATAATAGTTCTACCCCTACAGTATCTATCCCCAGAACTACTATGCAATCTAGAGCTAGAGCAAATGGTAGTGAGAAATGGAATATGTATACTTATAAAGCACATAGAATACTTACTATTCTTTACTTAGTAGAATACGCATGTACTAATAGTCAAGCAACTTACAATGCTACATTAACTTCAGAAGGATATAGACAAGGCGGACTTGGCGCAGGTGTAACTGGTGCAGGTCAACCAGTTAAGAATGGTTCTAATATATACTCAATTGTTCCATGTGGTACTACAGATTCACTAGGAAATGCTACAGGTGTAGTTTCATTCACTTGGAATAATACTAATGCAGAAGGTGCTACTACATCTACATTCAATTATAATGTACCTAGTTATAGAGGTATTGAGAATCCATTCGGGCATGTATGGAAGAATGTAATAGATGTATTAGTACACTTTAATTCTACTGATAATTGTAACGATGTAATGATGAATAGTAATCTTGCTACATTTGGTTCAACTACAATAGGTGATTACACGTTACAAGGACAGACATCAATTAAGGAAGGATATAAGAAACAGTTGATATATAACTCTGCATTCGATTTATTCCCATCTAAAACTGAAACATTTGGAGCAAATACTACAACATATTGGTGTGATTATAATTATACTAATAATAGTACGTCAGACAGAACTTTCCTTTTGGGTGGTCGCGCGACTTACGGCGGTCCTGCTGGGTTGCTCCTTGTGGGTTCGCGCAATGGGCTTGGTGGTTCCCTTGCTGATGTCGGTACTCGGTTAATCTATATACCGTAAAAATATAGAATTTTGTAAAATAATTAGGTTGTTCTCTTGCATTTAGGTAGTAACACGACTAACAGCAGTAATGCTAGGTTACTCAATGTGAATTCTAACAATGAGCTTAGTAATTCCAATGCTAATGTCAGTACACTGATCCCCAAAACAGAAAAAATATTTAAAAAGCACTGTCAGAGAAGACCTTACCTCTTGGTAAAAAACGACATTTTAAGACACTGTATTAGTAGCGAAAGCGAAAATTCGGTATGGGATTTCAGATGAAAAGATATAATAATTTATTCGAATAGATTGTTAGCTTAGACAATCTTTATCTAGCTGAAAAGAAGGCTAGAAAAAATAAGACTCACAGACCAGAAGTTATTGAGTTCGATAAGAATAAAGAACAACTTCTGTTAGAGTTATAGAAAATGTTAATCGAAGGTACATATGTAACATCTCCGTATTATGTCTATAAGATATATGAACCTAAAGAAAGAGAAATCTTTAAGTTACCTTATTATCCAGATAGAATAGTACATCATGCTATAATGAATATTATGGAACCTATATGGGTATCAACCTTTGTAAAAGGAACATATAGTTGTATTAAGAAACGTGGTATCCATAAAGCAATGAAAGATGTTAAAGAATCTTTGAAAGACATATAGGGAACTCAATATTGTCTAAAGTTAAATATTAGAAAGTTCTATCCTTCAATAGACAATGATATACTTAAACAAGTAATAAGAAGGAAGATAAAAGATACTAAGCTATTGAACTTGTTAGATGGTATAATAGATTCTGCGCAAGGAGTTCCTATCGGTAATTACTTATCACAATTCTTTGCTAATCTGTATTTAACTTATCTAGATCATTATATTAAAGAAGTTCATAAGATAAAACACTATTTCAGATATGCAGATGATATTGTAATATTACATAGTGATAAGAAATATCTTAGATATCTATATGAAGATATTAAGAGTTATTTAGAGAATAAACTTAATTTACATTTCAAAGATAACTGGCAGATATTCAAAGTAGATTCTAGAGGAATAGATTTTGTAGGATACAGATTGTTCCATACACATATACTTCTTAGAAAGAGAATCAAACAAAACTTCTGCAGAAAGATAACAAAACTAAATAAAAAAGATATTGATAAGGATGATTATAAACAAAAAATATGTAGTTATATAGGTTGGATTAAACATTGTAATGGAAGGAATTTATTCAGTAAAATGTTGAAATATAAAGAGCTATTAGAATACGTTAACATCCATAGACCAAGTAAAACATAACATACTTATATACGTTTTATAGTTATATCTCAAAACAATTATCAGCCCTAGCAGATCAAGTTCAGCCGGGGTTTTTACTTTTAAACTATTATCAAATGTTTTTAGAATTCTTGCCACAAATACTTACAGGAGTAGCTTCGATTTTAGCTTTATGGTTCACTTATAATCAGTACACAAAGAATAAGATAACTGACTATAAGATTGAAAAATGGAAAAAGCAAGAGCATGTTAACAATGTTAAGAATGCTGGAAATATAGCTACAATTTATGGAGAACTATGGGAACTCCTATACTTCTTAAAAGCTGACAGGGTATATCTTATCCAACCGCATCCTCTATATAGAGAGGTGTACATATCTGCTACACTAGAAGTAAAACAATATGGAGTATCTTCAGTAAGAGATAGTCTGTCTAATATCAAGATTGAAACAATCTCTAAGTTCGTATCTGATTTGGCAAATACTGAATATACATTTATAAACGATATAGATTCATCAGACTTTCTGGATAACAAGATTAAGTCAATCATGACAGGTAATGGTTGTCACTCAGTTGCTATCAGAAGATTAAGTGATGAAAAGAATAATTGGATTGGATCTATAGTAATAGGTTACATACATACTTTTGATGATAACGTAGATCCACAACTTATCGAAAAAATGTCTAGGTCAAGTGCACTTTCGATCTAGTACATATTACCAGAATTCAAAACAGAATAACATGTTATTAAAAAGCTTTTTCAACAAATTGGCAGTCACTATCATAATTGGTTTGACTGCCTTTTGTTTTTTTTAGAGATAGAAAATAAAGACACTAGATAAAAGTCTAGGTCAAGTAACAAACAATTACAAGTATTATCAGGAATTAAATAGCAAACTAAAAGAAGATAATAGAACTTTACAACTTACTATAGGTGATTTGAATAATAGTAAAGATAGTTTAATTACTGAAGTAAAGAAGGTTTAGAAAGAACTTAAAATCAAAGATAAGAATCTCTAGTAGGTACAAGTAATCAATACAGAAATGAAAGACTCAGCATCAGTTGAAATAAAAACTAAGAATGTTGACTTTAGTGAAAAACTAAAGCTAAATGAATTAACTACTATCACAGTAAATAGAAAAGACTCAATCTTAACAGCCATACTAGATTTAAGAAATTCCTAGATACTATTTGTAGAAGAAAAAAAAGAATATCGTAATTAGTATAAAAATGGCTTCTAGAGATTCTTGCACTTTGATTGGAAGAAAGATCGTGTCAGAAAGTATCAAATACATAATAGCAACAAACTTATAAAGGTAACTGATACTAGAATCGTAGAAGTTACTAAATAAAAATAAATCAATCTATTAATATATTAATCAATAATAATATGCATAGAATAATCCGTAGATAAAGGAGCTGCAAGATCAGGTAGAAGAACTCAAAGGTTTAATAAAACAAGCGAGTAACATGGTTCCACCTTAGATGAAGTAGATGTTACCATAGAATATTCAAAAAGCAATGAATGAGGCTAGTTAATACTAGCCTTTTTTCATTTATAGCCCCAAGAACAAACGCTATTAGTTCATATGGTCTATTGTATTACTTACTACGTAAAGTGGCTAGAAACGCCTTAAAATACGTTATTATTATATTTAATAAATAATGCATTATGAAATTAAACACATTGAATACTATTATTGATGATATTCTACTTGAATTGCGCAACAGTTCTATTGCCGAATCAGAACACATAAGTAGAATACAAATCGAGCAATGGATTCATAACTACAGAGCTATGTTAATTAAATAGGATATTGATAAAGGAAGAGATATCAATCCTATGTATGTGTAGACTCTGCCTTGTATTCATCTAGATCGTGTTGAGTGCACTCCCGGTCACATTGAATATGTAAGTAATATTGAATTACCAAAGCTTATAGACTTTCACTTTAGAACTGGATTAGTATCTGTAAAAGATATGTTCGGCAATTTAATATAGTTAGGAAGTGAAACAAAAAACAAATATCAAAAGTATAGAAAATATACATGCAAAGACTACATAGCATATCTGAAAGGAAACAGAATATATATAGATGGTGGTAACCATCAGTTAGAATACATTGAGGCAGATGTTATATTAGAGAACCCAGCTGATGCAAATGAATGCTTTGATCCAGATATGCCTTATCCAGCACCAGCTCACATGATACCAACTATTAAAGATTTAATCTTTAGTAAAGAGTTAAATATAATGCCAAAGATGCCTACTGATGAGACTAATAACTCTAGAGATGATATGTAGAACATTTATAAACAGCAGAAATGACACACAGAAAATCTTACACAATAAGTGACTTCTATTAGTTCTACTTATCTAATATCGAAAGAGATACTGTATACGATATTGATTATAAAGTGTACAGACAAATAATAGAAGACTATTTTAAATTTATAGCAGATTAGGTCATTGAACATAGTAGAGAATTTAAACTACCATGCAGATTGGGTAATCTAAGTATAGTGAAACGTAGACCTAAGAACTTTGATAATAAGAGCTTAAGAATTGATTATCATGAAAGTGCTATACAAGGTAAAGCAGTATACTTTATCAATGAACATTCCAATTTTTTTAAATTCAGATTTTTGTGGTCAAAAAAAGACAGTCTTCTAAAAAATAAAACCAGATATTAGTTTGTTGCTACCAGAGCAAATAAGAGAAGATTAGCACAAATAATAAAAAATAGAGAACATGATTACGTGGAAATTAAGTGATATTTAGGATATACCAAAACAAGCCGGAATATACCAAATTAAGAATGTATTAAACGGTCATTCTTATATAGGTAGTACTAATAACTTTTATGATAGATTAATACAGCATCGTTCTCATCTAAGAAAGTAGAAACATCATAGCATTGCGTTGCAAAGAGCTTATGATAAATATGGAGAATATAATTTTGAAGTAAACATACTAGAAATATGTTCTCCTGTAAGAGATACTTTATTGTATTTAGAACAAAAATATTTAGATTTAAATCCAGAATATAACATAAGTAAAACAGCAAGTCATCCATCAAACACTGGACATAAGATGCCGGAGCAAGCGAAGAAAAGATTGCATGATCTATATTACGGAAAGAAAAGAGATCCCAAAATAGTAGATAAAGCAACAAAAAATAGAATAGGGAAAGGATGTAAAAATGTATATTGTTATAATAAAGATGGAGAATTTATAGGGTGTTTTTTAAATTCGAAACAAGCAGTCAAGTTATTAAATCTTAATATAACTCCAGGTACAATAAACAAATGTTGCACAGGATTATGTAAAAGCATTGGTGGATTTATATGGTCTTATGATTATAGGACAGATATTTCTTATAAGAAAGACAATGCAAAAAGAACTAAAATAGTTAGAATTTATAAAAATGGAATAGAAAAAATATACAGTTCTATTACTGAAGCTGCTAAAGATACGGGGAACATAAACAATAAATCTGCCATATCTGATTGTTTACGTGGTAGAAGAAAAACAGCTTATGGCTCTAAATGGAGGTATTACAATGATTGATAAATTAACTACATCTAAAGAAATAATTGCTAAGATTATAGCAGATTATGATTTAAAGGAAGACGAAATTAAGATAACAGATATCAAAGAGTGGATTGGTGAAGGTATGGAGAAAATAGGCGCAGTACAATAGCTTGAACACAAAACAACTAATTTAATAGTTGAGAATTATCAAGCTAAACTGCCTTGTGATCTTTATAGATTGGGGCAAGTTGCATTCTCTTTTAAAAATGGTTGTGGTTGGTTACCTATGAGAAAAGTAACTAACTCTTTTGGTATATACAAGAAATGTGGTCAATGCGATCCTAAAATGTTAATACAAGATGATGCACTCGTTCCATTAGTGAAGAATATATTCAATGTTAATGCAGATAAAGAAGCTATTGATATTCTTAATGAAGATATCAATGTTAAGTAGACATTGAACACTCTAGTAAATCAATATACTATACCTAGTAATAATGGTAGACTTATCATAGGCAATCCGGCAACACTTAACACAAGCTTACAATATTCTACTAAACCTGGTTATATTAATGTAAATGTACCATGTGGATGGTTAAAAATATCGTATTATGCTATTATTACTGATGAAGATAGTATGCCAATGATACCTGATTTACCTTCATATAAAGAAGCGTTAATGTATTATATAGGTACAAAAATACTATACGCAAAATGGATAAAGGGGCAACTATCAAATGAAATTTATTATTCTATTAAAAGATCTTGGAATTTCTATAGAAAGTAGGCTTACGCAGAAGCTATGATGCCGGGTGTAGATGAAATAGAATCTATCAAGAATGATTGGCATAAGTTATATACAGAGTTTGATGATCATGATACATTCTTTGCTACTACTGGAGATGAACAAATAATATATAATTAGAATAGATTATGACAAATACTTTACAAACTAACAGTTTTGTAAAAGGCATGAATATGGATATTGATATTCATGCAATACCTGAGAATCAGTATAGATATGCTGAGAACATCAGAATCATTACTGATACTGAAGGTACTAGTGGAGTATTATAGAATATTCAAAACATTCATACTGTAGATGGCGGTGACTTTATATCAGAAGATGAAGTAGTACTATATGCTGTTACTGTAGATAAGTATGCTGTTATTCTTACTGTAGATAGTAAAAACATAAATAGGGTATATAGAGTATCTGATTATAATAACTTACCATTAAAACATACTGTAGTAATAAAGGGTAAACTACAATACAGTAAAACTAATAGAGTTAAAATAGTAGCTAACTATGAGGCTGAGAATAACATTAAGATATACATAACAGATGGTAATACTCCTATTAGAGTATTAAATATCATGGATAATAAATATGTATATGAACCAGGTGTTACAAATGATCTGTTAGATAGTGAAGGCAATATTAAGGATCTTAGTATCCTTGACTTAACCCCTAGCTCTTTACTTAGCCCTCCTAAAATAGTAGATTTAGGTTCTGGTAATCTATAGTCTGGTACTGTACAGTATGCCTATCAGTTATTTAATGTCAGAGGATCAAATACTATTATGTCTCCTTGTAGTGGATTAGTACATCTAACAGATAGTAATACCTCTAGTAGTTTGAATGAATATCACGGTTTAGATAAAGAAGTATCTACTGGCAAATCAGTTAAGATGTCTATTGATCTAGTAGATAAAACTACTGGTATAAACTATAATAGCTTCTATAATAACTGTAGAATATTTAGAATATTCTATAATGATAATACTGAACTACCTACAGTAGATGTTATAGCTGAGATCAAATCATCTGGTAGTTCAACTAGTATTGAATATGAGGATTTAGGTGGAGCGCCTATTAATACTATTACTTTAGAAGAATTGAATTCTTTAACAAATAATTCGTTTGTAGCTTCTACTATTGAAAAGAAGGATAATAGATTATTTGCTGCTGGTATTAAAGAAAATACTTGGAGAACTGACTATGATGCTAGAGCTTATAGATGTACTAAAGAAGGTAGATTAATACTCAAATCAGCTAGTGGTCAGAATGATATTGATGTAATGTTACCAGAGTATGGTTCTGCAGCATGGAAGAATATACTATCAGATATAGATCCTGAACATGATTGTATTAATCCATATAACTCTGTAAAGGGATAGCCAACTGCTAACGATAATCTACAATATAGTAATAAGGTTGAAAGAGGTGCTAGAATATTAGGAGGTAGTGGTATAAATGTAAGCTATAGATTTATTTATACTGAGCTTACTATGGATACCATGTAGTCTATGAATACATCTGCAACAGAAGGTCATGACTATGCTAAGATTCAAGTACTCCCTCAGACTACATCTTCTATGACATTCTATTTCTTAGATGGACTGAAGGATACATCAATAAATCGTAGTATTCCAGAGTATTCTAGATAGATGAATTATGCAGATCCATATATTGATGCTAATTTCAGAGGATATTAGAGAGATGAAATATATAGATTTGGTATTGTATTCTATAACAATAAGAGTATTCCATCTAATGTTAGTTGGATTGGAGATATTAGAATGCCTAACGCTCATGAGTACCCAACCTTCTTTGCAGGAGAAAATCTTATTGGTAAAGCATTAGGATTACAGTTTGAAGTATCTAATGTACCAGAAGGAGCTGTAGCGTATGAAATAGTAAGATGTAGACGTACAGTTGATGATAGAACTGTATTAATGCAAGGAGTTATATCAGAGATAACTAACTATCCATATAAGTATATAAACAAAGGTGATGAGCCAGATAATAGTTATAGACCTAGGATACCACTTGGATATACAGATCAGGATATACCAGTTAAGTATACTAAAGCTGGTAGAATGACAGAAATATATGCTGAGCAATCTTCTACATTCTTTAATGATAGAGTAACAAAGTATTATGTCACATTCATAAGTCCTGAATTGGATATAACTGGTGAAAGTTTGGTTGGCAAACTTAAGAATGCTCATGCTGAATTATTATATTACTTACACCCAATAGCAAGTAAAGGATATTGGTACAGAGCAGCTAATGGAGCAAATATATATTCAAATAAATATTTTATAACTCCTAATAATACAAACTGGGGATTCTCATCAGATAGAGTAACAGAATCAAAACTCATAGGTTGTTATAATAGTGATGTGAATGGTTTTGTAATAGCATCTGAAGAATTTGCTACAGAACAAACAGTACACTCTATATCTAACTTGATAGGTAAAAGATACATACTACATAATACTGCAATATCTGAAAGTAGATTAACTGTTGATATTAATAATAACTCAATATTTCCACCAATTATGGCAGGAGGAAATATCATGGCAGAGAAGATGCAGTACTATAGAACTATTGGTGATATCAACTATTTGAACTTAGGTCATATCCACAATAGTGATGGAGATAACAACGGAGCACGCAGAGCAGGTCCGTTTGGTTATTGTGCAGTATTAAATGGAGATTTTACCAAGATACCTAAGTTTCATAGAGTAGATGGTGTAATACAAGCTAATTACAATATAACAAGTGTAATAGGTTCTTAGGATATATTCTTGAATAAGGCATGGTTTGAATTACCAGTAGTAAATATAAAACTTAGTAACATACCATATGGTGGTAATAGTTACATAGCTAGAACTAACTCTACATATATTAGTACTAATTCATTTACTACAATAGGACCCAGTGGTGGTCAATCTTTAGTATATGGTGGTGATACTTTTATTGGCGTTCATGATCATAGGACTGCCAACGCATTCCCAGATCCGGGTAATGGAGATTATAGAGCATCGTTGATAAGTTGTACAGACTATATACCAGTAGAAAGTAGTATTAATCTTGCACTACAATATGGTGAAACTACTAGTCGTAGCTGTGAAGGTATGGATGATTATACTAATCCATATTTAGGTACTACTATAGATGGAGGTACACTAGGCAATTATAACAAGCAAACCAAACCATATTATGCATATAATGATGCATATTCTGTTCAAGGAGATGCAAAGAAATATGTTACTGAATCTGCTTACGCAATAACTAATGCTAATAATATAAATAGAATAGTATATTCACAAGCTAAGATTAATAATGAAGTAACAGATAGTTGGTTGCAGTTTAAGTTTGCAGATTACTTAGATGTAGACAATCAGTATGGTAAGATAACTAATCTTAAATCATTTAATGATAAACTATTCTTTTGGCAAGATAGTGCATTTGGAATAGCATCTGTAAATGATAGATCTCTTATTACTGATAACAATATTAGTGAACTTACTCTAGGTACTGGTGGTATATTAACTAGATATGACTATATTACTACAGGAAATGGTTCATCTGTTATAAATGATAACAGTATAACTAACTCTGATTTTGCATTATATTGGCATGATAGAGATAAAAATGAGTTATGCCAATTCTCTGATACTATACATAAGTTGTCTAAAGAGAAAGGAGTATAGACTTATTTGAACGCAAATCCCAACTTTGTAGTTCATGACTCATTCTATGATAATGAATTCAACGAAGTTAGATTTTGTTTCAATACTAAGACACTAGTATATAATGAATATACCCAAAGTTTTACTTCATTCTATACTGAGAATCCTGCTGGTCACTTGAAATTTTCTGACAAGTTGTTATATATCAAAGACAATAAAGTGATGCAAACCGAAGATCGTGCGTTAAATGTAATGGAGTGTAAGATACAGTATATTATTAATAAAGATATACTATATACTAAGACATTTGACAATGTATTCTTTAGTGGTTAGTTTAGAGACATAAAGAGAATGCTTACTGATGCTACATTTAGAACTACAGATCAAGTAGGTACTATTACTTAGGATTATGTAGATGGTGGTTATGCTATAGATCATAGAGAAAATACATATAGATTTGCTATAGGTAGAGAATAGAATAGTGATGATACGTTATCATATCCGGGCAGATTAAGAGGTAAGTACTTGATATGTGATCTTACTTTGAATTGTGGAGAACAACACAACTTTACTCTCCCTAATATTAATACAACATATAGATACTCATTAGCATAATGAAAAAAAAGAATAAGATAAATAAATACCAAATGGGCGGGTATAATTTTAATAGTGATTATATAAAGTCAAGATACTAGAATATAACTAGCAATCCTTTGCAACCTATTAGTCCTGCAATGTCTGCTCAAGTTCCATAGAAATTATCTGGAGATCCTATACAGATACAACCATATAATCCTAGTACAAGTCCTAATATAATGGGAGTAGCAGGTGGAATGATAGGTGGAGCAGGTGATATGTTAACTCTAGTAGGAGGTAATTCTAATGCGTCTACTGGTGGAGAAGCTGCTAAAGAATCTGTATAGAGTGTATTTAAGGGAGCAGCTACTGGAGCTAAAATGGGAGCAGCGTTAGGACCTGTTGGAGCCGTTGTTGGTGGAATAGGTGGAGCTGTAGTTGGTTCCATAGGTAAAAGTGGTAAAGTACAAGTAAATGGATTCTATGAAGATCCTACTCTTACATTGGGTACTGGATTTAAAGGAGCTGTATAGAACAAAGGTCTTAGAGAAAAGTACAGAAGAGAAAAAGAAAGAGTACTGGGTAATAGATTTGCATTGCAAAATAGTGCATTGTTGAATGCTGATTGGAATGAAACATATGATCAGTATGTAGATACTATGGCATATGGAGGTACTACTTCTAGTCTAGCTTATGTAGACGATGGTGAACTTATTAATACTCCAGATGGTAACATATTAGAAGTACCAGAGGAAGGTAAACCTACAGATAGTAATTTAGTAAATATTCCGGAAGGCAGTAGAATATTAAGTGATACTTTAAAAGTGCCCGGAAGTAAAGAAACATTTGCACAAATGGGTAAAAGAATGATGTCTAAAAAGAAAAGTAAAGGCAAAGACAAATATGCTGAGAATTCAGCCAAATTGAATTAGATGAATGATCAAATGATTCATGATCAATTATTTAATCTACAAGAATCTATAAAGAGTTCTAAAAATAAATCTATAGATAAGTTTAAGGATGGTGGTACCAAACGAGGATTCAGATATAGAGATAATTCTGGAAAAGAATATGATTATCAGATAGGTGACACATTTGATTATAAAGGAAGAAAATATAAAGTAACAGATAGAAATAGCGCAGTACCTTTAGACGGCAAGTATTCTGATTTTAATACAAATATGAATCCTGATAATGTATTGACACCATTGTATTAGACTCAGGGGTTACCAATTAATCTACCCAATGTAGATGCCTTAGCATCAACGATCGCTGCTAATAGAATAGCTAGAAGACCCAGAGCAAAGATGGTAGATACTGTTAATAACGAATTAGATCTTAGTAATGAGACTATAGATAGACTAGGAACAGAGAGGATACCTATGAGTTACTCAGCATCTCCTACTCGTAAAAGAACAGTCTCAAGTACTACTGCTATACCTGCTACTAGATCTACTAGAACTAATGTGACTACTACTGATCTACCGCTGATAGATAATGCATTAGATTTAAGTGCAGAATACCCTTCTAGACTTGGACAGGAAACAATTTATACTACTCCTTCTACAGTATCATCTGAAGTACCAGAAGCAGGTTCTACAAGGAGCCCACGTATCAGAAATAGTTTTGATTGGAGAAAATTAGGTCAAGGATTAACAGATTTAGCAGCTTTAACTCCAGTACTATCTAACCTAGGAACTACTGCTGAAAGTTTTGATACGGTATACAATCCATATTCTAGTCAAATACTTAGTACTATGGCTGGTAGAAAGTACGATATTACTCCAGTTAGAAGAGCTATCAGAGAGAATAGAGCTATATCAAATTACAATGCTTCTCAATCTAATACAAATACAGGAGCTAATATGGCTTATAGATTACAAAGTCAAGTAGCGGCAGATAAAGCTATAGCAGATTTATATTCACAGAAGAGTAATATTGAGAATCAATATAAAGGAGAATACGCAAATACTCTCAATAACTTAGGACAGCAATTTGTATCTGCTCGTAACATGTCTACTGATTTGAATGCTAGAAGTAGAGCAGCAGCTAGAAATATTAACAGAGAAGCTTTATCACAGATAAGTAATTATGCACAAAACAGAAGGTTAATGAATAATCAAAGATCTAGAGATATGGCTATGTTGGATGCATATGCTCCTTTCTTAGAGTCTGTATATACTACAGCAGATTATTCTAACTTAATGAACAAATTTAGAAGATAATATGGCAGCAAATATGTACGATCAAGCCGCATAGGCTTAGTTTATTAATACTTATGCTCCAGTTAATTTTGGAGAATTGTTTAGAATTGGTGCAGCGCAGAAAGAAGAAATGGATAGAGCTGCTCAACAATTTGGAGCATAGTTACAGAAATTTGGAGAATTTAGATCACCATCTGCAGTAGATACTCAAAGTTATTATAATCTTACTACTGGTAGACAGGATATACAGGATGCTATAAATCAAATGGTATCTAACCCAGATGCTTTAAAAGATGCTTCCTTTAGATCTAGTTTACAGTCGTTAATTAATAATGTGGATTATTCTTCATTAAGTAAGCTAAAACAGAGTGCTGAAAACCTGGATGCTAGACAGAAGATGATAGCTCAGATGAGGGCTGCTGGTAAATATAATTAGAATTGGGATGATATAAATATAGGAGAATGGAATACTTTAGAAGGTGGTATTATGACAGATCTTGCTCCTATAGAGTATTTAACAGCTAATGCATTGAGTAACGCATACTTTGATAACTTAAAACCTAGTACACTTAGTCCTGTATATAAAGATGGAGTAAAATATCAAAGACAAGGCATTACCTATGATACTTTGAAAGGTATAGCAGACGCTAGATTCAATGACTTAATCAGAACTCCACAAGGTCAAAAGTATTATGAAGATGCATTAAGATCTGCTAACGGTAATGAAGATATAGCTAGAGAAGCATTTACTACCATGATAGCTGATTCTCAAAGAGATAGAATAGTAGAACAAGAAACTGTAGATCCATATTGGTTAGCTCAAGCTAAACATTCAATGACAAGATCAGGTAGTACTGAGATAGTTAAACCTCAACCTACAAGACTTGATTTTCTTAATGATACTATGTATAAGTCTGTTAAGAATAAGATAGGAGCTAGATTAGATACTGGTTATAGAGGTTATATCGAGAGCCTTATTACCAAATATCCCAATACTAAGATAGCAGAAGATGCTAAAAAAGGTTTAGCAAATATAGATAATATGACTGACAAAATGGTGCAGTTAGGAGAAATGGCTAGTCTATATGCTAAGAGATATGAAGCAACCGGAGATGATCAAGATTTTGTTAACTACAATACTGCCCTGAATATGGCTAAAGATTATCAAAATAGATTATTGCAACAGGGTAATAAGTATGTGTTAAGAAGTGAATTCCAAAATGTTGCAGGGTTTTCTCCAATATCCGTATCTACTAATAAAGAATTTAATACAGAGAAATATTTATCTGGTATAAATTCAGCGTTAGATGTTATTAAAGGTAAAATAGGTATTACTAAAGATGATGAGTTACTAACAGCAGTAGGAGGAAGACCGTCTACAGTTGTAAATGATAACGGTACTACCAACGAAATATTTAACTTTGATTCTAGTAATGGATTCTTAATGCCTGAAACTATATTTAATATAGCAGCAGACGTAAAACCTAGAGAGATTAAAAGAGCAGCTGGTACATTTAGAAGTGGAGACTTCCCTTTGAAAGAATTAGTAGAAAGTGGAAAACTTAAGGATGTACAGTTTAAACCAGATAACGGGGTTATTAAAATAGGAGATAATTTTGCTTTATCTGGAAAGATAAGAATACCTAAGGATGAAATAACTAGATACATTAGCACTGGTATATTTTCATTACCTAGAGGAAAGCAATATGACACTACTAACTTTCCAACTACTGTATAGAGCATTAGATCGTCTATAGAAAATTTATTTGGTGGTAGAAAAGTAACCGAAAAAGTAGGAGACGACGGAAAAGAATTCTATGAAATTGAAAGTTATAAAGTATTACCTAAGGAAGATATATCTTCAGAATACTGGCAAAGAGTAAATCAATCTTGGCAAGGAGGAAAATCTGGACTTGGCGGTGCTTCATAGGCAAAAGATACTTATATGGATTCAGCAGAACAATTATTATCAGGAGTATAATTAATATGGCAAAACAAAAAATATATGATCCTAGTTTGATCAATAGTGTAAGACAAAGAAGTCGTGATTATAGTAACTATCTATCTCCCAAAGCGGATTTAGATAGTTATGTTCATACTATGTCAAATATACCTACACAGGATAGTGCACCAGATTCATTTGGTGCTTCAGATTATTTGTCTAACGCATTCTATGATTGGAATCTTACTAGAAATGAGACTAATAAAGATACTGCTCTGGGAGAGTATGTATTTCTACAGAAAGACTATGATATATTAACTGGAGCTCAACAGTATTTGGAAGGAATAAAAAATATCCTTTAGTTACGTAAAGCTATGGAGACGGATCCTAATGCTAATACTCCAGAAAATAAATAGTTACTAAGAGAAGAATCTATCAAAGTATAGAATAATAAATCTAACTATGATAAGTTACTGGCTAAAGATTTCAACGATCAAGCTGTTAGTGATAATATATTTCCTGAAAGATTTGCCGGTAAACCTATAGATTTACAAATAGAGATCATACAAACTGTATTAGGTGATGGTGAAATAGATAGACAAGGCGTAATAGCCAGAAGAGATGATGCCTTAAAGAAAGCTGAGAAATATAAAAACTTTGCAGAATATTGGCAAAGTAAAATGACATCTCAATATTATAGTGATAAGAAGAATTCTCCCGGTATGGATCTAACGGATATAGACACGTATCTGTATAAACTACCGGGTCTTTTAGGTTCATCTGCTTCTAGCGCTGGCTCCTAGTTAATAGGTACTCTTGGTGCTATGTTTAGTACAAGAGGAGCAGGTAGTGTTATGGGTACTTTAGGCTCATTGACTGCGTTTGTAACAGGAAATGTGTACGCAAGAGATCAAGAATCTAAAGCTGAAGTATATCAAAACTATAAGTAGAATGTAATGAATTCTGCTAAAAAAGATGGTATAGACAAATAGGTACTTAAAGATGCTAAATCTCAAATGCAAGAAATGGGTTATACACAAGAACAAATAGATAATGATGATTTTGTGTATGATCAAATATTGTCTAATAAAGTAAAGGTAAATAACAATTCTTTAAACCGTATAAGACTTAATAAAATGGATGGTTTAAAGTCTCTTTATACAGACAATATGGCTTTATCTGCAAGTGATATAGTTCAGACAGTACTAGAAGTAACTCCATTGGGTCCTATAGCTAAAAAAGTAAGAGGATTACCGTCTTTAAAAAAACTTGCTAACAGCAAATATGGTAAAACAGCTTAGGTAATTGCTAGTAAAACTGGAAATCTTAAACAACAGTTAGCAGATAGAATTGACGATGTTGTAGCATTTGGCATAGAGAGTATAGACAAATTACCTAGACTTACTAGAAGAAAGGCAATAAAAGACATAGCTGGTAGAATTGTAATAACATCGGCTTTAGAAGGAGCAGAGGAAGGAGTTCAGTATATAAAAGGTCAAAGATATATAGATGGAGATTTTGAGTCTGATCCTAATCTGATCAGTAGCTACGTACGTAATTTAGGTACTGGCGCTAGATCTGTATTTGCTGCTATTACTCCATGGGATCCAGTATATTCAGATGACTAGGAGTTTATGGAGAACTTTAAAGGTGGTGCTCTATTAGGCGGTTTGATGACTTCTGTAATAGGTACTGCAACTAGTATTAAACCTTTAAATGATCAGATATCTGGTGATAGATTCTTAGCTGCTTTATATGCAGATAGAGAGGCATAGAAAGATCAAGTTCGTAAGAACATACTATATGGTTCTAAGATAAGAGAAGGTAAATGGAATACTGTTGAAACAGCGTTTGACAATCTTGTTAACTCTAAAATAGATGGTATAGATGTAGCTGAAATCTAGGAAGAACAGAAAAGAGCTAGATAGATGTATAATATATTTACCTCTAATAGAACTGTAGCACAAGCTCAACAGTTAGACATAGATCCAAGAACCGAAGATTATGATATATTTGTAGCTTTAAAAGATCACCACGATCAGCAAGTAAGAGATGCTAGGTCTACTGCTACTGAACACAGAAGTGAAGCTGATAATTTATTGTATAGTCCTCAAGTATAGGAATACATTGAGAAACTTAATATAAAAGATATAGATCAAGTATCTACTATGAGAAGCGCCATAGCAGCTAAAATTCAGCTTGATACTATGTTTCAATTATATAATGAGTTTTAGAATAAACAAAAGACTAAACTTGAATAGATACAGAAACATACTGGAACTAGAACATCAAAAGCAGATGTAGTACAGTTTGCTGGAATGCTTAACAAAGATATTAAATCATTCTAGGAACAGTATGAGAATCTGAAGAAACAGGTTACAGCTCTAGGTATTAAAGAAGAAGATCTGGAAGTTCCTTCATTACATCAAGATTTAAAAGAAGCTTATGAGAAAGTTATAGCTTCTGAATTAGATCTTAGACGAGCTGAAATGGAACAAGCTATTATGGAATCTGCAGATAAAGAAGCCATATAGGCTAAGATAAATAAATGGAAAGATGTAGAGGATGCTAGTAATAAGTTTATGTAGCGTCTGGATGACCTATACTCAGGTAAAACAGAAAAACAGAATGAACAAGATTCTGAAGATGTTAAACCTGAAGTGTATGAACAGTCACCAGAACCAGCATCTACTACTATAGATGATGAGGTTAAAGAACCAACTGATATTTCTGATAAAAGAAAATAGATAGCTTAGAGTAGAGAATAGTATTTTACTCAGGAAAGAGATTCTAGAGGAAGTAATAAATTCGTCTTAAACCCAAATAATACATTTGGCGATGCCTATAAAAACGCTAATATAAAACTTCAGCAATCATATAAATTATTATTCCCAGATACAAAAAACTATTCTGACAATGCTGCACAATCTAGGTTAGTATATTCTAATCGTCATGGTGAAGTAGCTGATGCTTGGGAAGAAGTATATAATCTTCGTAATCAATTAGAAGAAGAAGTAGGAGAAAATGGGGCAACTCCCAAAGCAGAAGAATTAGCTAAAGAATTAACTCAAAAATCTAATCAATTGATGGATAAAGCTAAGGAATCTGTAGAAATGTGGGAAGCATATAGTGATTTTATAAGCTCTGGAGAATACTATATTCATCAACAATTAGAAAGAATTAAGGATAAACAACATAAATTAACTGAACAACAGAATGATGTAACTCCTACTAAAGTTCAAGAAGCTCCGAATACTGTTCCAGTACAGGATGAAACAAAGACATAGCCAGCTCAAGTTGAAGATATACCAACATTAGGTTCTATACTGGGAGGTTTGATTGGTGATGAAGATGCTAAAGCTATAGACTAGGCAGTAGAACCAGAAGTACCTACAGAACAAGTAGCAACACCTGTAGAAGAACCTATAACTGAAAGCAATAACGATAAGATAGCCCCTTTAACATATGATCAACAATTAGATCCATATTCTCATGAATTAAACTATCGTTTAAGTAAAATTTCACAAGACAAAGATGGTAATTGGACTGTAATAACTTATAATAAATTCCAAGGTATGGAAGAATACCTTAATAATAAGGAATTTTCAGAAATAAGCGCAGCACCAGATTTTGTATCTGAAGTTACTAAGAATGGAGTACACTTTGAAGTACGACCATATACTAATGAAAATGGAGTTACATCTGATGCTATATATGCAATATTTAAGTATAAAGATAAAGAATATGTAGCTTCTGTTAGAACAGAGACAGGTTTAGTAGCTAAAAGAGGAGGTAGATTCAATAGATTACCTTATGAACAACAGCAGTACATTAAGAAGAATCTGTAGGATCTTAGAAACAAAATACTTGAATTGAACAAACAAGTAAAACTCGATACAGATCTACAGATAGTTCCAACATTTATAAGAACTACTTCAGGTAGTATTGTGAATGAAGTAAATGCTGATGGAACCCCTAAGAATAGAAATATAATTGACTCTGCTTGGTAGAAAGTAAAGGATCCGTATTAGATTAATCCAAGTAATACTGAAATGGGTATTAGTACTGGTCCTAAAGGTAAATCTATCATTCGTCTTAAAAATAGAGTATTATCATATAATGGTAAGTCTATGGGTAAGCCATTCTGGATTATAAAAGCTCCTAATTCAGAAGGTGCAATGATAGATAAACCAATTCAGCTTAATTACAAGTACTTTAAAGACCAACCTAAAGTAGCTGATTTAATATTAGATTTAGTAACCAGCAATGATCAATTCTACACAGATGCTAATGGAGTACAAACTTCCATTAATCCAAAATAGCTGTTGCACTTTATAGTTAACTTCGGTTCGCATACTGCTACAAATCCTGAAGACACTAGGTTAAATAATGAGCAAATTCAGTAGAGACTTAAAAAACAATTCTATATTGATGATAATAACAATGTAGTAATTGGTACTACTACATATAGTATAAGTGATCTATTAACTGACAAGAATATAAGAGAGCAAGCCAAACAATACATAATGAACAATTTCCATTATGCTATTGATGAAGATGGGCTTAATAAAAATTGGTTAGGTGGAGATTTACAGAATGAAAACAGGGATCCTCACTTCGAATCATTACACTCTTTTTTCAAGAACAGTAATGTAGATAAATTGGTTATCGTTCCCGGAGAAATAGAATTTACTCCTAAAGATTTTGGTATAGAATATTAGAACGGTAAAAGAGTTGTATCAAAAACTAATCCAAATGGTATAAGCGTATTAGGTTGGTATATTAAACAAGGAATACTTATGACTGATATTGCTGATACCTTACAGGATGCTAATATATATGTAGATGATGTTACTATCCAAAGTAAGTCATAGAGGTCTGAACAGCAGCAGGCTCACCAACATATCAGTGAGGCTGTAGAAAGAGACTTTAGAAAAGAAAGTATCAGTTATACCGATGAGCAAGGTAACCAATAGAAACTTGATCTTGGTGAAATCTATAAAATATTAGATGGAAAGAAACGTGGTCCTAATATGACTGTAGAAGATTCTGTTAAAGACGGAATATGGTATAATGCTACAGAAAAGATGGATGTGGATCAAGCTAAATAGTGGATTGAAAAAACCCTTGGTATTACTCCAGAAATAACTAATTATGTTATAGATGTTACGGAAGCAGGTCAAAGTGTAGTAGGTAGAGTAACTATAGATTCTATTAAACTATACAATGATGCTCCAAAAGGAGTAGAATTCCATGAGGCTTGGCATAGAGTATCTCAGCTATGTATAGATGAAAAACATAGAAGAAAGATATATGATAGATATAAGAAGAAGAGCAAGTCAAATCTTTCTGATTCAGCTATAGATGAGATTTTAGCAGAACAGTTCAGAGAATTTATGTTAAATAATGCTGCTAAATATGATTTTGATACAAAGAATTGGTTTAGACGTATATTGAACTTTATTAAACTATGGGCTAGAACTGGTCAATATGCTTTAGCTAAAATATATGCAGACATTAATAGAGGTAAATATTACGGTATAAAACCTAATGAGGATAATGTAGAAAGATTTAAATCAATATATAGTGACGAAGGTCCAAACTTTGAAGTAAATGGTCACCAATTTAAAGCCATTACTAAGACCAAATAGTTTGATGATATAGTAAAAAGTCTCACTTATGCTTTCTTCCAATGTTCTTTTGTAGAAGGTAAATCTATTGATTATACTGATATTAATCCAAAAGATTATAATTTTGAAAGACTTAAATTAATAGTAGAGGCTTAGAAAAACAAGTTTCCTTCTGAAGCTCTTACTGAAATATATGACAACTTTGATAATATATTTGCTCCAGCTATAGCCTCTAAACTTAAATCATTAAACATAAGAACTATAGATAATGATGATGTTACAGCTAAAGAAGAGGGTGAAGAAGGAATAGATATAGGACAGCATACAGTAGAAGGGATGAATATATCTATTAAAGACAACGCCCCTGCTGAAGTTAAATTCTTCTTCTAGACTATACCAATGAGACAAAGGAATGCAGATGGTTCATATTCAGCTAAGATAGATGCAGTTACCAAATTTCCTAGTTTTGTAGATTCTAATACTGCTTGGAATAATGTACTAAAAGATTTAGCAGGGTGTAGAACTATTGCCAATATTATGGATAGAATAGTTCTACTGTCTCAAAATGATCAATTCTATGCATCATTGTTGATAAAGTTCGCAGATTTAGTTCAAAGATCTACTAATTCAGATCCTAATGTTGCTATAAACGCGGAAGCTATGTTAACTAAGTTAGAAACTGTGATTACTTCTGATATAAACAACTATGTTACTGTAAAAATATCATAGGATGAAGCCGGAATGACTACTATGAAATTAACAGACAATACTGTTGATATGAAAGCTATGCAATATCCTAAAGTGTGGTCTAGGAATATGTTTGAAAATTCTGGCATATTTAAATATAATGAGGATGGTATAGTAGTTGCACAGGATAACGCTAAGAGCAAAATAAACACAGTTCTTAATGCCCTAAGTACGATCAAACAAGCATTTGTAAATAATAAGGGTATTATACGTACTAAGAATGGTAATTTTGATTTACATGAAATTCAGAATCAAGAGAGGCTTAAAGATTACATAGTTTCTATATTATAGGAAGTAGGAATTGGGATGGATAAACCTACTATAAATAAGATGCTGTTATCTGGTGATTATGGTAATCCTAAGTCTGATCCATATACATTACTAAACACATTTGTAGTAAACACTGTCAACTTTGGTGGATTAAGTAAAATATCTGATACATTAAAGATAATTCAAGATGCTATAAAACCTGATAATACTTTGTCTACTATAACAATAAGTGGTAAAGATACATTACCTACACAAATATGGAATGAAGTTGGCTATGTTAAAGCATTGGCTAATTATTATGCTTTTGTACATGCTACAGACAAAGGATTAGGTAGTTTAGGTCCAGATGGTAATAGTTATTATATGGTTTCTCAGAACAATTTTGCTAAAGACCGAGTAAACGAATTAATAACTGATCCAGAATTGTTTCATAATCTAGAAGCTGTAGTATACAATGAACATTCTATTATACTGAGTGCAGTAAGAAATGGTAATAAAAATATACAAGTAGAGACTTTTATTAATTTTAAAGATGAAACTAGTTATGATGCCGGTAGAGATTACTTTAATATAACTCAAAGAGAAGACTACCTTGCAAAAATGACTGCTATCTTTAATAATAGAATAATATTCCCTACAGTAGCAGATAAGAAGACATATCATTTCATTAGAGGAATTAAATTGCCTCACGAAAGAATTAGATTTACTAAAACAGGTAATGGTGTTAACATATTATACGGTGAACAATCATTAGATACAATTATAGGTTATTGTCAAGATGAATTAAACTAGATCGAGTTATGTTTAAGACAAATTGATGATGATCCCACTCACTACGATAAAGATAAAAACATTCATTATAATGCAGATGGAACTGTAAATAATGACTGGTTAGATCCATCTCGCAGAATTAAGAACTTTCATACTCCTAATAAATATAAGTATAAAGATGATAAAGGTATAGAGCATACTGTAACGTTAGAAGGTAATGGCGCTAGATTCTTATTCTTAACCGGAGTATATGTTAATGGGAAGTTCATAGATTTTAACGATCCATCTAAATCTGCTATAGAAAATTTATAGACTGCTAAAGATTATTTCTTTAATGCTCCTATTGATACTCAGAAACAATTAATAAGTGGACTGATCAATAGAAGAATGAAGGATGAATTAAAGACAGCTAGAGATTTAGGACTTATAGAAATTAATGAAAATCTAGATATCTGGAGTATTAGAAACAAACTATTAGATGATAATGTGCTTGCAGAAAGACAACAAGCATATGAATCATTGGACGCTAATAATGCAGAAGGCTACGCAATATTTGACATGTTGGCAGATTATACTATCAATAGCATTATATCTGTAAGTGAAATAGAGAAAATATTCAATGGAGCGCCTGCTTACTATAAAGTAAAATATGACAGAACTGGTATACTAGACTTATCTGTAGATAAGATTAAACGTCTTGGTTCATTAACTTCTACTGGTACTAATAATAGATTGGACTTCTTCAATAATGATCCTATGAGAGAAGAATACGTAGTAGCTGAACTTAAAGATCATGAAATCCAAAGTAAACAATATTATACATATCGTAATCTATTTACTTTAGGTAATATAAAAGAAACCATTCAAGAAATGAATGGTGAAGAGGCTTGGAATGAAGTTAAGGATCTATCTATACAAGAAATAGAGAAACAATATCCAGAAGAAGTAAAAATAGCCAAACAAGCTGCTGAAGTAGAAGTCAGAGGTTATAAAGAGGGAATAAACGTAGCGGATGCTGCTGTTTATATAAGCCCTATAATGACTAGGGATCTTCTTAGAATGCGTGGACAGTGGAGCCCTGAAATAAAAGAAGCTTTCGATATACTTATGAATGAAGATACTGCTGAACAGTGGGATTCTAATCCTGAGTTATATGCGAGAGCTAATAAGGTAATACTTAATGCTATGAAGTATATGGCATTTGGTACGAGATTTAATGAAATTCCCGGTTTAGGAATACCTTATTTTAATAAAATGGCTTTGTTCCCATTATTTAAATCTGTAGCTACTGGAGATATAAGAGCTTTGTATGATAGGATGATGGATGAAGATCCTAACAGGAGAATTGATATGGTTATGTTTGATTCTGCTGTTAAGGCTGGATCTAGAGCACCAATGAAAGCATACAGAGCTGCTAAAGACAGTGAAATAGAGTTAAAAGATGGACAGACTGTATTATCGGCTCATTTAACAGATCAATTACAAAGTGGAGAAGGTAATACTCTGAATGACTTTAATAACCTAGTTACATATACTTAGAAGTTTAAATACTTACGTCAACAGTTGGCTACAGATCCTCATATTCACGAGGAAACTATGGCTGGTACACAGTTTATGAAAGTTAATCTATCTAACATACGTATGAATGATATGTATGGTAAAGAAGGAGAACAAGTATCTGGACAAACTATTAAGGACACAGTAATGAATGCTCTAAATAGATTGTCTGATATAGGTAAAGCTAAACTACAAGGTCAACTATTTACTGAAGACGGTTAGGTAAATATAACAGCATTAGGAGAAATGCTTACTGCTGATGCAAGAGAGTCTGATGCCAATGACAACATTATCTCTGGTTTAAAGACCATAAACAATGCATTTACCATACCATTGTCGGCATTATCTGATAATAAGTGGTTAGAAAGCAGATTCATTTCTATGATCAACAAAGAAGTGATTGACGTACATATGCCGGGAGGAGCATTTATTCAGCGTTCAGCATTTGGACTAGAAGCCACTAGTAAGAATGTCATTACTCCTAGCATGATAAATGACGGTAGAGCTTTAAAAGCCATAAATGAAGAAGGTTCTATGGATGCAGTAGTAAGTATAAATCTATTTAAGCACTTTATACCTGACTACAAAAAAATGACATTCAGACAAGCTAGACAATGGCTTATTGATCACGATATAATAGGACAAAAAGCTACTGCTAACTCTATAGGTTATCGTATTCCTACACAGTCAATTGCTTCTATATCTCCACTTAGATTTGTAGACGTATTTCCTGAAATAATGGGAGATACAATCATGCTTCCAGAAGACTTTACTAAGTTAACTGGTTCTGACTTTGATATTGATAAACTATATGTAGCTAGATTTTCATATAATGAGGATGGTGTAAAGATAAATCACGATATAGCTAATAGTACAGAACAGGTTGCAAATGCCATTAAGAATGAAATGCTTGATGCATACATGAAAGTACTACTTACTAAAGATAATACCAATTCTCTCAAACTTTCTATTGATAATGCTACTGAAAATACAAAGGAAGTACTTAAAGATATTGAAAGTAATAGAGAAGTTCATCATGTACAGCCATTTGAAGTATATACTCCTTCTTATCAAGAAGCTAGAAAAGCAGAATACACTGGTGGTAAAGCAGGTATCGGACCATTTGCATTAAATAATGCTCATCATATTCTTACTCAGTTAGTAGGATTGAAAATGGAAAGTAATGCTTTTACAGAAGCTATGAAGATTGTAGATCTTGGTAGAATATATGATTATCCAACAGTAGGTACTAAAAAAGGAGGTAGAATATTGGACTGGTTATCGGCTATGATCAATGGTTTTGTTGATATTGCTAAGGACCCATACATTGTACGTCTTAATGTAAATGCTTGGACATATAACATGGTATCTTTCCTGCTACGTACAGGTAAAGGTAAGTGGGCATTCTATTTTGTAGGTCAACCTATATTGAAAGAAATGGCAGAAGAAGTTCTTAAAACTAAAGGAAAGTATGGAGTAGATAGAACTAAATCACCATCGCAGCTTGAGAAAGAAGCAATCGAATCTGTACTTGACAAATACGATCCAACTGGTTCTTATAGGAAGGAATTCCAATACATTAATTCTAAACCAGAATTGAAAGCTAATGCTTATAAGAATTTGTTTGAGACATTCTTTGATGAAAATGGAAAAGAAACTAGTTATTGTAGAGAATTATTATTAAATAATGGTGCATATAATGACTTAAATAAGAGACAAATAGGTATTTACTATGCGTGGTTGGCTCTAAAACCCTATGCAGATGATCTTGCCAATCTAGTAAAATATTCTAAAATAGATACTAAGAAAACTGGTAAAACATTTGCAGAACAATAGATATATTACAACGGAATGCAAGACTTGGCAGAAGAGAGTCACTTTGCTCCGGGAGAGGTAAGACGTTTTTATGATGAAACTTTTATAGCTAGAAAAACAGAAAATAGTATTCCATTTGGATCTTCTATATTTAGGAATTTACTATTTAGAAATACTGATACCTTTATTAGCTAGTATAATACTGTATTATCACTTCTTGGTAGAAAAAATAACGCAAACTCTAAACTATTAAATCCAATTATATCTGGAATGGAGGCTCAACTGAAAGCTGAATTCTTCAATCAATATGTAGAAGATAATAACATTGATGTAAAAGGTTTGTTCTACGGTAGAAATAGTATAGCTAAGAGGCTTAATAAGTTCAAAAATATGATATTTAAGGGAGAATATAAATATTTATTGAATGCTGACGGAACCATAAATAATGACTTCTTAAATTATTTACTACCTAATATAACACATGATGGTTTAGATTTTATTGATACTTCTGAATTATTAAGTTCTGACCAATCTCAGGCTAATAATCTTATTAATTACTGGAGAGAATTGCTAGATGATCCAAACCCAGAAATTAAAAGGTTAGCTAGAGATTTAGCAATATATGCTTTTTACGTATCAGGAGACAATCCTTCAATGAATTCGTTCTTCCAATATCTACCAAATAGTTTTAGAAAAGAAATAGGTTATACAGATTATATCCAAGGAAAATTAGATCAACTGGTAAACGGTTCCCAACTAGGGTATAAAAATAAAACTGATTTATTCTTAAACAATTGGACTAACGATAGTTTGGTTAAGCCAGTTAGCATGTATAGTGGTAAGAACAATGAATAGCTTAGAGGGGTATATATAAATGATAAAGCTGCTATGCCAAATATAATAATGGGTCAGAGAGTAGGATCAGATAAACCAGCTATTAGACCTATTAATTGGATTAAAGTAGCTAATCAAGATGGCGTAGAAGAATCTTTCCCGTTGTTCCCTCCTTATATTAAATTAAGAGATGGTTTGGGATTTGGTCCATAGAATTGGCACGTTTATACCATAATTGGTTATAAGTCATTTGTAGAGATATAGCCTAATGGTAAACCCGGTAAAACTGTTTATATACCTTTATATGGTTTAATATCTAAAAAAGGTTATAAGCATAAAGGTCACTCTATAGTAGAGTATGGAAGAGAAACTGCATTTGATTTTAATAAAGAAAATGAATGGGATTATGTAGAAGCATTGAATAATAAAGATGCTTTAGCAGATATGGCTCTTCAACAAGAAAGACAAGATTGGATAGACGATGCTCCTTATATTCATCATATAACAGAACTACCTAGTTATTAGAACATGAATTATGCGTTAGCTAGACAAGATAGAGTATATACTGAAACAGAAGATGATGTGAATATGGATGATGAATTCTTTCCTGTATTAGAAGAAAGAGAAGAACCTGTAGAAGAAATTTCTGCGAATGCTCAATTCATTAATCATTCTGGAGGTGCTCTTGGATCAGATACTATGTGGGGTAAAATAGGTGAAGAATATGGCGTATATTCTAAACATTATTATGCAGAAGGTCAGAAAACACCTAATGGTAATACAGCATTAGGAAAACAATTATTATCAGAAGCAGACAAACACTTGAAGGAAGCTAATAAAAAATTAGGTAGATTATTCCCTACTAGTAAAGATTACGTAAATAATTTACTTAGAAGAAATTGGTTTCAAGTAAAGAATGCAGATGCGATATTTGCTATAGGAACTATAGCTGACAATGGTACTGTAAATGGTGGTACTGGTTGGGCTGTTCAAATGGCAATAGATAATAATAAAGATGTATATGTATTTGATCAAAGTAGGTTAAAATGGTATAGGAATAGAGATCATAAATGGTCAGAGGTAACTACACCAAAACTTACTCCTAATTTTGCAGGTATAGGTACTAGAGAAATAACGCAAGAAGGAATTCAAGCCATTAGAAATGTTTATGCTCTTACTTTTAGAGGGTAGATTGAAAACTATATTAGTCTAGAAAATAAATCAGATCTATTCCCGTCTAGTTTACCACTAACTGGAGTTGAATTAATGGCATTATATGAACAAGGAAATTCAAGAATAAGTGAAGTACTTGATCAGATGGAGGATCTTACACCAGAAGAAAGATAGACTTACTTAAATGAATTCTCATAGTTTATGACAGATAATGAAGTCAACACACAAGATAAACTTGAAGAAGCATTGAGAAAATTCATATGTAATTTATAATAACCAGATAATATGTATAAATGTCCTAACAAAAATCTTCCTGAATGGAAGGAATTAGAAAAAGTTGTACCAGAAGTTGCATATACTATCTGGGATATGAATAATGGTCATGGTATAGATAAGGCTCCGAATGGGGAGCCTTCTATATTGTTTGACAATTTAATGTAGAAACTAGATAATCGAGAAGAAGCTATTAAAGTTAAATCTAAGATATTCTCTAGAGATTTTATACAGAGTAAAGAAGAATATGCCAAAGACTCTAATGGTGAACCTATCGTTGATGCTGTATTAACATTACCACAAGTAACATATAACGAAGTAAGCTTTGATTTGCTTAATGAGGATCAGATTAGAGTAATATCAGAAGTGTCTAATACTTATAATAAGATCCAAAAAGGTCTAAAAGATAGACTTAACGCTATTAAAAGATACTCAAATAAAAGTCCTAAAGTATGGAGATAGCTACAAACTCTAATACAGCAATTATCTAATTCTGAAACTGAACAAGGTATGTTACAGTTCATGGAACATATAGACGAATCAGTTAAAGATAGCATCCAGTTCTTGAGTAGACCGATTGAAGATATAAATTCAAAATAGATTCGATAGCTATCTAATGATTATGTTGGATTCTATAAACCACTCGTAGATGATATTGCATATTTAGTAGATACTACAGATTTATTTAAAGATAAAGATAACTACCAGTAGATAAAAGACATTCTAAGTCAATTACAATAGTAGCTCAATCAAGTTAATAACAAGTTTATTAATGTTCTCAAAAGTAAAGGTTACTAGCACTTGAAGAACTTCTTAAAACAGCAAGGAATGCCTAATGATATCATACAGGAAACTATAAATTGGTTAGATGATCCTAAGCATGATTCTAATATGTTTATGAACTGGTTTGGTATGGCTACTAATAGTAATAATGCTGTCCAACAAACAATTGCTAAAACATTAAATGATGTGAAAAATGCTACAGATAGAGAAACTCTAGATGTTGGTATAAAATTGACTAAGACATTAAAGATTGCTAAGGATAAGTATGGTAACGATGTTTAGAAATTGTTATATGAAAAACTTGATGATGGTACATATTCTGGGTTAAGAGTCAAACCTCTTAACTATGGTCAGATGAGTAAGAACAGAAAAGAGTTTTTATAGAAATTAGCAGAAAAACTATCTATAGAAAAAGACAGTGATGGACAATATATACTACCACAGGATGAAGATATTTAGAATAAATGGTATACTGCTATAAATAACTGGTATAATGAAAATGCAGATAGAAAGTATAAATCTGAATATTATACTGCTCGCAATAAAATATTATCATTAAAGACTAGAGACGCTGTAAATGAGATATAGAGGTACATTGATAACTTAACATCCCCTATTACTATTGATGGTGTAGAATACACCAACTTACTTAGTGAATCTGAATAGGTGCAGTTAGAATAGTTGCGTAAACAAAAATCTCTATTATCAAACCCATATAATCTAGATGGAAGTGAGAAAACTGGAGATGATGCTATAATAGCTAAAGAATTATCTGAATTTAACAAGCTAGTATCTGAACATATAAAATATAAAACAGATAAAGCTAAATATGATGCAGACAGAGCCAAAGTAGCTAGTAAGTATGGGGAAGGATCCGAAGAGTTAAAGCTATGGGAAAATAGAAACACTGTAGAGAAATATACTTAGGAATTCTATGACAGAATAGATAATCTAAATAAAGTAGAACAAAGTGATATATACTAGGATTTAGTTCAAAAAAGAAGACAGCTTCAACAACTGTTTAAAGATCCACGTACAGGTAAAATAGATGTTACTTAGTTATCTGATTCTGAAAAAGCTGCACTATTACAATTAGATCAAGATATCGCAGATGTAACTGAATTTAAAACAAAGGAAGAAACAGAAAATAATTCAGATAAGTTCAGTGATTTTGCAGAAATGGCTTTTACTGATTAGTATTTTATAGATATGGACAATGCTAAGAAAGCGGGAACATAGGCTTATAATGATTGGTTTATGGCTAACCATTATGAAGACAAAAGAGGATACATGCAGGCTGCATCTTATTACAAAGAGCTAAAACCACTTCCTCAATATATACAATAGTATACCGAAAGAGCGCCTATAAATAAGTATTCTACACTAGACCTAAGTTCTGATTGGTATAATAATGATTGGGATCCAAATGGTCCGTCAATACAACCAAAAAAAGATAAGTATAACAATAAGAAAGCTTATGACACCATGGCTAATAAACCAGAGGTATTAGAACTATATAATTAGATTGAAGAAATAATGACATTAGCCAATAGTTATGTTTCTTTTATGTAGTTTGCCAATGATAGTAGAATGCCTCAAATACCAGCTAGATTTATGTAGGCTCTTAATCGTAAGGACGGTATCTTATCAAAATTAGGATACGCATTTGAAGACTTAGCTACAACTAAAGCAGATGACTTGGACTTTGTAGAAGAGTTTGCCACAATGCCTAATGGGGATCCTATCAAAGTAATACCTACAAGATTCATAAAAATGCTAGATGATACAAATACTATATCTACAGATGCTGTAGCAGCAACGGTGTAGTATTATAACATGGCTGCTAATTACAAGAATATGTCAAAACATTAGGATGATGTAGAGCTTATGTTGAATCTTCTAAAGTAGGTATCAATTAAAACAAGGAAGGATGTTAAAGGTCCAGGTTCTACTAATGTTTACAAACAATCACAACTATTAGTTGATAGATTAATGTATGGTAGAAATAAGAGTCCTATACTAGTAGAAGCCTTTGGTAAAGAATACAATGTAGGTAAGATGCTAGATATTGCTAGAGGTTTTGTTACCAAGGTTAACTTATCTGGCAATCTGTGGTCTATTGGAACTAGTTTCTTTACAGATGCTACATATACTACATTGGAAGCAAAAATGGGTAAATACTTTGATCTAGAGGATTTAAACTTTGCAAAGAATGAATTTTTTAGACATCTTCCAGATATGATGGCTAATATTGGTAATCCTATACCAAATGGCAAAATTCCGTATTTACTAATGTTGAATCAAGTAGTAAAAGACAATAGGGAATTATTTGATAGATTAGATCAAAGCCAAGTGCTACGTTCTATTAATTAGAACTTTTGGTTTGCTGGATATACACAGGCAGATTATACTGTTAAAAGTCATACTCTCATAAGTATCTATCATAATTATCGTTTCGTAGATGGCGAAGGTTTTTTATCTAAGCAGTAGTATATTGATAAATTCTATCCCGATGATAGAAAGAAAGGAGCAGTGGCGTTTAAACAATTACCTACTACCTTATATGATGCTTATATCACCAATAAGAAAGGTGAAGTTTCAGTAGATCCTAAATATACACAATACGTTACTGAGAAACTCTTAAATGATGTTAGAAATAGAATTGATATACTATCTAAACGCATTGACGGTACTTTGAGAGAAGTAGATAAAGCAGCAGTTCATGCAAGTTCTATTGCGTCTTACTTAGTATTACATCGTAACTTTATGGTATCTGCTTTATAGGATAGATTTAAGAAGAGGCAGTATAATCTAGATCTTAGTGCTATGGAAGAAGGTTATTATAGATCTACTGGTAAATTCTTATCAAACGTATTAAAGAACAAACACTTTGCTCTTACTTAGTTATTAGCAGATTATAATAATATGAAAGACTACGAACAATATGGAGTAAGAAGAGTACTTAATGAATTAATGTTAGTAGCTGGTTCTACATCAGTAGCTATTGCGTTTGCTTCATTAGTAGACGGAGATGATGATTATGATACGTGGTTAACACAATCAATTACGTACTTGGCTATGCGTTCAGCATTTGAATTTAGAACTATGTATAACCCATTCGAATTAATTTCTTTAATCAAATCTCCTACAGCAGCTTTCAATTGGTTTGATAATTTATCAAGCTTTATTAATCTGATAAATCCATTTGCATATACTGGAGATAGAACACCTTTTACTATAATAGATAGAGGAGTGTATAAAGGAATGCCTGTTATATTAAAGAATATAATTAAAGTAACTCCTTTTAAGAGTGCGTTTGAAGCTTAGGATCCAAAAACAAAACGAAATTATCTATAGAATCAATTAATGAACTTCTAAGTTTCTATATAAATTATCAATTCGCAGTGAACACTGCAAAAAAGGAAAAGCCTACTAGACAACTAGTAGGCTTATTAGTTATATGTCATCACCAAATTCCATATAACTATAATAGTCTTCTTCTGGTATTTCAGCTTCTATAGACTCACCAAATCTATAGTGATTATAAAACAAACGCTCTTCTAATTCTGGAACTGGCACGTTGTTCCAAAACCTGTTTATTTCTAATGCTGTTTTCAAATTATAAGTTTTACCATTTATACGAAGCCTATCAATATCTTTTTTATACTTAGGATTACTAAAACAATAGACAGTATAATGTTTTTTCTTAATAGTTATATAGTGCGTATTATAGATAGTATCTAACTGTCTAAACTTAAGAAATCTATTTAAAGATTCTTTAGTGTTTACACTACTATCATAAACAAAAAAAGACCTTATCTTCTAAATAAGGTCTATTCTTATCACTAGTAAACGCATTAACAAAACCACTTTCTACTGTTAAATCTTCCCAAGTAATGTTATCATTGCATAACGGAGCTATATATATACTCACATCATTCAAGTTCTTCAGTTCCATCTTTTTCGTAATATTTACGAGTGTGGTCCCAATTACCTGTCTGATAATGATATGATATTTCTGCTAAGGTATTTGCTATTAGGTCTTTGCGATCCAATAACTCTTTCTCATTTAACATATTAAAAACACGTACTTCATTATTACCATTACTCTGAATAGCAATAATATATGCTTCTAAATCATATTCTTCTATATCATAACCTTCTTCCTTGAAATACCAAGTAAGAGCTAATATATAGAATGCTATCTGTCTATAATAATCATATTCTTCTACAGAATGTTTGAAATTATAGACATCTGCTGTTGTTTTTAAGTCGATTAATGTAATCCTTCTATTACAATGATCAATCTTGACTCTATCTAATAGTGACTTACAGGATACATTTGCTTTTTCATATTCCCAGTTTATATGAAACTCATTGTTACATTCTAAGCCGGGCTGATTTGTTAGTAATTCATTTGCTTTCTTGTGATTCTCTATGTTCTCCTTAATATGTTTAAGCATAGTTATATCAGCAAATGAAATTACTTTTTTGTTATTCTTTTCGAGCTTAAGGTATACAATATATTCTGCAAATGTTTCAATAATTTGCTTAGCTTCTTCTAGCTTTTTATCATCTGATTTACTATTGCTATAAGCTTTATTATAACTTTTAAGCAATAACTTATCAGTATCCTCTAGAGGATTTACTACTAGTTCTTGAACATATTCTATACACAATGTTTTTTGTTGATTTACTTTAGGTACTACAAAGTCTAATACTTCATAATTATCCCAAAACTCATCAGGTTGAAGTAGGTACATATGTATCATAGTTCCTTTATCAAGATACTTTCCACTAATACCTTCTTCTTTACCATCAAGCATATCCTTGAGGTAGCGCGGTCCTTTCTTCAAAAACCATCCAATTGCTGAATTTGATATTCGCGTGTTATCTTCATAATACGGAATTTCTATTTTCATGCTGCTGTTTTTGTTTCTTCAAATACGTTACTATCTACAATGAAATCTTCTTCCATTATATTAGTGTCAGTAACAAAGTTTCCTGAAGTATCCCATTCAACTTCATCTTCCTTTACAGGAATTTCTGCACGTAGTTCTTCTGAGTAATCTTGTATAAGACTGCTCAATTGATTAGAAAATTCTAGAGTTTGTGTTAAATTGGATATTGTTTGTAATCGTAGAAGAATCTCATCTATGATCTCTTGTCTTTTGTCTCCAGTCATAATATCTATTGTTACTATTTTTAAGCCTTTTTTAAAGTTATACCAATCATCTAGTATAGAGCAATTATGTTGCCCTAGATGTCCGTATGATATACCATCATGCCAATGTCCAAACAAATGATGTTTGTACTTTCCATAACTATAATAATATAGTTTATCATTATAATTAGGATTATCATGAGTAAGTAGTATATCACATTTAGGTATTTTTTCGAATGGATTCTCATCTATTTCATCAGTAGGATATTCAAATGCCCATCTACCTTCTTGAAACTCAATAGGTTGTATCCAAGGAGTTCCATAGAAGGTTATACCTTCATATGTATATGACTCATCCACTAAGAATCTTACTTTTCCATTAGTATAAAGTTCGTAGTCTTCTACAAAACTTTCCCATTCATCTCCTAACTTACTTTCTATGTAAAAGTCATGATTACCGGGCACTACTAATATTTTTTTACAAGGTAGTTTATCTACCCATTTTGCAAATCGTGTCTGCCACCACTTTAGTGAAGCATCCATAGATCTTTGTTCATTTAATGGAATTATATCTCCACAAATGCACAAAACATCACACTCAGGAATATTATTGTAAAGATTCCCGTGTATGTCACTAATTCCACATATTTTCATATTGTAAGGATCTAGTAAGTTTGTATATAAGTATTGAATAAAATAGTATCATTAGAATAGATCTTCTTCATCATCATTAGAATTACTTGTTCCTGTTCTTATTACTTCATTTAAGCTAAGATTCATATCTTTAGCTAGTTTATCTAATGGAATATCTTCGAAGAGAACAACTTCATCTAAGAATGCTGAAATATTATCAAATGATTTAACTTCTATATGTTCGATGATGAAGTTCACAACTTCATCTATATTCTTTATTCCTTTATCTTCTGCCATATAGCGTACAAATACAGAATTAGAATTTGCTTCATATTCTTTAAAATAACGAACACGTGAACAACGATCAAAGAAGTTATCGTCTATCTGATCCGTTTTGTTACAGGTCATCAATACTAGTTTTTTAGATGTAGCTTCTACACCGTCTAAGAATCCTAACAGATCCTTAGTTTCCCACCAATAAGTATTCTTTTCAATCTCGTCAAACATAACTACTACAGGAGTAGTAAAATGTTTAAAGAAACTAGTAAGTTTATTAGCAGGGTAATCGTTTGCAACTATAATAATAGGTAAATTACTTTCTAAGGCAATACGTTTAGAGAGCATTGTTTTGCCTGTACCTTTAGTACCAGCAAGTAATATACCTGTTGTCTTTCCAGAATTATCAGAATTAAAATAACTTAATACACGTTTGATAAATTTATTATCTTCTTCTAGTTTGTATAATTTCTTTGGCATATTCAAATCTCCATTTTCTTTGAGATAAGATCTACCTTGCATTCTATCAAACTCTAGATCGTATACTTTGTTATTTATGAGTTCATAAGAAATACCTTCTAACTTAGGTTTAACTGTAATCTCATTTCCGATCTTAATAAATTCTGCCATAACTGTAAGTTTTTATGTTTTTAACTTGTTGACCAATTCATCAACTTGTTTTTGCGTATGTACTATATAATAATCTATATCTAGATTATTTATATACAAATAATACTTAAAAAGTTTTTCACGCAAAGCCCATGCATCATTTGGATAGCCTTTGCATTCAATAATAAACTTATCACCTACAAAGTCAGGTTTATAAGTTATTGCTCTATATTTCTTATCACCAAAAGTAAAAGCTGGAAGCAGTTCGTATCGTTGAGTTTCATACTCAGCTTTGATCTTCGACTCTTCCAGCTTCTTATATGTATATGTCTCAAGTTTGCTTTTAAACTTAATGCCGTTATACTCATTTGGTGTTGCGTTGCGAATTTTACTTTCGCTAGGTTTATTTCTTTTCCTCTACATCATTACTAATGATTATTCCACCATCTTCAATTTCAGTCTTTAAATCTTTAAAGATACTTAACAAAGCTTCCATTTTGCTTAGATCTTCTGGAAATAGTATTCCATTGATACCAAGTGATAATGTAAAACCTAAGGCAATAAAAGTATTACCTACTAATTTAAACGGAAAAGCTAATGCTTTACGTAATCCTTTGGAAATATAATTAAATTTGCTCATTGTTTTATATAGTTTTTTATGAAATTTGCCAGTTTATTAATAGATACAAAATCATAATTTGCAAAACTACTATCAATACCAACATCTATACGGATGTGATCAGGAAGTTCTGCTGAATTTTGTAAATCTACTGAACCATGGCAATGACCGTGAAGCATTATGCTACCTTTTTCAATATGTTCCCAAGAGAACATAGGAAAATGGCACATAATTACTTCAATGTCTTTTGGTAATGATGGGAACACAGTTTTCTTAAATCTCATATTCTTTATCTGAGTAATATGATTGAAGAAACATCTGTGATTATCTGATACTTTATCGTGATTTCCTAGTATAAGTATTTTATTTCCATTTAATCTCTGGAATAACTTTCTCTTTTCATCCGTCGTTCCGAATGCAAAATCTCCTAAGATATACACAGTATCATGTTTATCAATTCTACTGTTCCACTTTTGTATCATCTTTTCTGTTACTTCTTTCATATTATTACCAAATATTTCTTTCCGTTTAGGATGAAAATCTAGTATTCTATCATGAAAGAAATGCCAATCTGCTGTGAACCATATCATTTGTTAATATTTTTAGTTAACCAATTTTTCACTTTATCAAATCCATTAGCTTTTATAGCATCAGATACATCTTTTGCTTTAAACTTTTTATGGATTAGCATACCTTCTAAGCCTGTTTTCTGGCTCATTTTACGGAGATATTTTACTCCAGCTTCATCTCTATCAAACAATATAATAATACGTTTAAAACGCTTCTTAAGTTGTTCTAGAACTCTATCAGGTATGAATGTAGATTCAGATGAAGGTGAGATAGCTGGTATACCCATCTCGTATAGGCACATAACATCTTTCATACTTTTGGTTATAACAAGTATATCTCCTGTTTTAGGTAATTGTTTATAACCCTGAATGTCTAATTCAGTTAAGTTGTTACGCCATTTTGTATATTTATCTGCATATGGTTTATATATCTTAAAATGATTATATACCTTATATGCGTACATAGGATTTTCTTCTTTGTAAACGCTTTTTACTATGCCGTTACATAGGTAGTACTTTATACTACTTACTCCAAACTTCTTTAATGTTTCTACCTGTATATTAAACTGCTTCCAGTAATTGATGTCAGTATCAGTAAATTCCTGACGTACTACACCAATTACTGTTTCAGTTGGCGGTATATAT